GTATTGAGAAATTGTGTACATCCCGATTTTGGGAAACATATTTTTGATTGTCTTGAAAATAATTACAAACCAATCGAGAGTCAAATGTTCTTATTTGCAGATTCGTAGTATAACCGCTAACGGTCTAGCTTGTCGCTGTATGCCAAGATAGAACGTGAATAGAAAGAAAAAAGTCGTAGCATATAGCTACAAGCGTATGTTATGGCTCGTTCTTTTTTTTACACTAACAAAAAAAATAATAATATGAAAAATTTACAATTATCATTAATTAAAGTATGGTTTGAAAAGACCAAATTAAAAATTAAACCCGAAGATTACAGGGCTATAACTCCTTATTTCTGTAATAAATTTTTACTTTTTAATGGAGAAAATTTATCAAAAGAACAATGGAGAGTGTTTTTAATTACAAGCGGTGTTAATTATTTGATTTTATGTATAGGCAAAGAAATCACTTTTAAAAATTTTACCCTAAACATAATGACTTTAGGTTATCCAAAATCAGGAGATACCGAACGCATTTTAAAATATCAACACGCAGGAATCGAAATAAGAACTGGCAACCCTGAATGGGGAGCAGAACCTGATAAACTTTATTTCGTCATTTTACACGGTTGCTCGGTAGAATGAGCCATAACGGTTCGCTTGTATGGTTAGTGCGGAAAAATAAACCGAATCATTCCATACAATACCGACCAATCCAAATACAAACTGAATTATAAATTAAACACAATACCGCATTAATTATACAAGCTGTTAGCGGATGTGGCTTCCACTAAACTTCTGGGCGGAGTGATAAAACCCAAACACAACTATTATGAATGATAATTTAAGCAGAGCCTACGAAGTGAATCACATCGAGGACATCAAGAAAAACCAAAAAGAGAATAATTCGTTATTAAAAATTTTAGTGACAAATTATGATGAAAAACAAGGCGAAATTCTTATGGTAAAAATTCAAAATGACCCTAATCCTGAATTTCCTATTTACTATTGTTTATCTGAAAGTTTGACCGCTTGTGAAAATGCTATTAAAGCAAAACCAAGTAGAGAACTAGCCTTGGTAAAAACCAAACTCCAAGAAGCCTTATTTTGGCTAAATGAAGCCTAAATCTGTTTTTATTGGCGGTAGTTCTTGATTACTACCGCCATATCCGCTAACGTCCGAGTGCTTGCAGAAGTTAGGGAAAAGTAAGTACTATTTTTTAATTAAAAAACAATAATAACAAATACAAACCAAGCCACCAAGTTAAGCCTAAAACCCTAATTTTTGCAAACACTTGTTATAGGCTGTTTTAACTAAATTTAATTATGAAACTATTAGAAAATTACGAAAAAGCATTACAAGAAATTTACGACCACGTTGGATTTGTGGAAGATTATGTTATTTATCCAATAAACGATAATACTAAATATTTTTGGGATTGTGATGGAGAAACAATATTTTTTGCAGATACAGAAAAAGAGTTTGAAGATGAAGATGGTAATTACTATGAAAGTGAAGTTTATACTCAAAGATTTTATCAAAAATGGATTTATGAAGGTAAAGACTTTACAATGATTTTTGAAGATACACATACTGACGGAATGAAATATTTTGCCGTGTTTGATAACACTAAACGTCTTAAAAAATAGCCTATAACGCTTGCCACTTGGTGCGGTTGGGGCTAAATAAGCCAAATAATTAAATTCAAAAACAATCTTTATGATACAAAATAATAATCAAATTAAACCTGATGCCCAATCGCTCCAAATGGATGTTAGCGGTTGTACGGTTGTTGTTAAGAAAAAAGTTCTTAATCTATACGCTGGACTTGGTGGAAATCGCAAAAAATGGAATGATGATTTATACGATGTTACAGCCGTTGAATTTGATGAAAAAATAGCGAACGTTTATAGACTAAACTTTCCGAATGATAAACTAATAATTGGCGATGCTCACAAATATTTAAAAGAGAATCATCAGGATTACGATATTATTTGGAGTTCGCCACCCTGTCAAAAACATAGCAAAATGATGAAAGCCACAAGGCACAAAGTAGCTGATTATATTGATATTTCTCTTTATCAGCAAATCATCTTTTTACAGCATTTTTTCAAAGGTAAATTTATTGTTGAAAATGTAAAACCTTACTACGAACCTTTGATAAAACCGACTAAAACATTAGGCCGTCATTTATTATGGTCAAATTTTGAAATATCAGATTTTGAAATGCCAAACATAAAAGGATTTATAACTGCTGGAACTGTTGCCGAAACCGAAAAATTAAAAGAATGGCTAGGAATAAAATACGAAGGAAATATTTACTACAAAGGAAATCATTGTCCTGGTCAAGTATTGAGAAATTGTGTACATCCCGATTTTGGGAAACATATTTTTGATTGTCTTGAAAATAATTACAAACCAATCGAGAGTCAAATGTTCTTATTTGCAGATTCGTAGTATAACCGCTAACTAGCGGATTGGATTGACTAATGTGGTAATAACTTAATAAAACAAATACTTATGATTACCACATTAGTTTATAATTTCGGATTTGAGTACAAAGGAGCAAGATATGTTTGGAAGTCTAAAAAATTATTCAGATTGCCATACACAAAAGGACTACGAACCTATTCATTCAAAGAAATACCGTTTTACTGTTTCAAATCAACAATAGTTTATAACATTCAAAGAACCAAACTTACTATAAATAGATTGGAAACTATGACTATAAAAGTTGATTGGACACATGATATTTTTATAAATGATGATTGCCCATTTTAACACCTTATAAAATGAAAATACAAGATATAAAACTGAAAGAGATTTACTTCCAAGAAGTAATGAATGATATAAGAAATTTTGTAATTGTTGAATCATACGTTCAATATTCAGTTGGAAATTTAATTATAATAACTGAGGTTTGTCAAACAATAAAGTCAAAGCCTAGAAAATGCATTAAAAAAATAAGTTATGTTAGTGTAGGCGATGGACATGGATTATCAAAAAATTATTGTCTTTTAATTTTAAGACCAACTACAGCAAAATTAGAATATGATTATACATGGAAATCAGAAATTCCAGAATATGATCAAATAAGAATAATAGAGTATTGGAAAAATGAAAAAAATAATGGAATTAATAATCTAATGGATAGATTCCCTTATAAAAAATCAGCAATAAATAATTTAATTGATAATTATTTAAAACATAAAATAAATGATAACAGAAGCAAAAATTCAGGAACGTATTGATTTTTATATCAAGGAAATTGAAGTGTTTGGATCCAATAAAAAGCATGCGCAAAAGAAAAAAGTTTCTCAAAGCATTTTAAGTTTTTGGAATAATCAATTAAGTAAATATAAAAAATTACAAAAAAACTCGTTGCAATAGTAGCGAGTTTTTTATTTTATAAAACAATCCAATTTTTACACAAAAACACTTATAAATTATCTAAAACGATTAAAAATAAGGCTGTTTTTACTCTTTTTTGTACATTTGACTTAAATTTTAGTACATTTACGACATGGAAACTTTATCAATAGACATATCAAAGCTTAAAAACAATACAGGACAGATTGAAGGACTGCCAAAGAACCCACGTATTATAAAGGATTCACGTTTTAAAAAGCTTGTGCAATCAATAAAAGATGATCCTGAAATGCTTGAACTTCGTGAGTTAATTGTTTTACCTCATAAACATCAGTTCATTGTAATAGCAGGAAATCAACGTTTAAAAGCTTGCTCCGAGATAGGTTACAAAGAAATGATTTGCAAAGTACTTCCTGCAAACACGTCAATTGAAAAGCTAAAAGCAATCACCATCAAAGATAACATCAGTTTTGGCCAACATGATTGGGAATCTTTAAACTTGGATTGGGATGATTTACAATTATCAAATTGGGGGTTGGATATTGAAAAGAAAATTGATCCAATTGGTAGCGCTTCACCAACTAAAACTGATGCAAAGAAAACAAAAGCTATCATGATTCACTTTGACTTAAACGAATACGATGAAGCTTTTGCGCTAATAAAGTATTTTAAAGACCGTGATTACAATATTGGCAGTTCATTGGTACAATTACTCAAACAACAAAAAGAAACCCTTTAAAACATAATTAAAATGATAAAATTAACAGTAAAGGAAATTCAACAAGAACTAATATCTATTATTTCAGACGAAATGAATCAAAGTCATTTCATAAATTTGAGAAAGTCAAATGAAATAGCATTAATATCTACTGATACAGATGTGTATAAAAAATTTCAGGAATGGCTAACGGAAAATAATTTGTTTGATTCTGGTACAATATACTTAACGGGTGAACACAAAGAACTTATTATTGATACAATGATTTATAATTATGACAAAAGCATTGAAACAAAACGTAATCTAATAAAAAATGGCATTTAGCAAATCAAAAATTTATAAACAGGCAATAAAACTGATTGAAGAAAAGGATTGTTTAGATATTCGTGAACTTATCGCGTTACTTCCTTGTCAAACAACTTGTTTTTATGCCTTTTTCCCCGCTACATCGAAAGAATCGGAAACGTTTAAAGAAATGATTAATACTAACAAAGTAAAAGCCTGTGGAGGGCTTAAACGTAAATGGATTAAATCAGAAAATGCAACGCTTCAAATTGCTGCTTATAAACTTATGGGTGATGAAGATGAAGTTCATAGATTAAGCGGAACCAAGCAAGAAACTACGCTTAAAGGCGATAAAGATCATCCGATTGAATTCAATGATGAGGTTTCAAGAAACAAGCTTATTGCCGAGCTTACAAAAGAATTGGCAGGTGAATTACAGCAAGAAACAAAATAAAATATACAAACTGATTTTAAACTTTGGATTCCGATAAATCGGAGTGAGAAACTATCAGGCGGTTAATAAGTCTTTAAATCATGTCTCTTTACTAGGATTGTTAGATCATTTGCCAATTTCGACTAGTGCAAATAGTAGGCTAGTAAAAATGTGATCGTTTAGCGTTATGATAATTAATTTTTTCAATATTTATAAATTATCATTATAAAAAACACATGTGAAGAAGTATTGAAATTAAGTGTATATTTTATTATTTGTAAGAAAGGTATCGAAAAACACGTGGGTTTGTGTAGGAATTTAAAAAATAACGAAATGAATGAAGAAAAAGTAATTATGATTGGAGAAAGTAAAATTTCAGGACGTGATTTTGCTTTGTTAATGGAAAAATTTTCACATTGCCAAATTATACCCTTTAATGATATAGAAAATATCAATGAAACAATAAAACTGAATCATTCATATGAAGGAACTTTTGAATTATCAAAAGAAAACTTCGAAAGATTAAAAGCATTTGGCGGTATTGCTAAAGAAGATTCAGATGCAGCAGAGGCATTGAAAGAGTTGTTTAAAACACATAATAATTTTTCTGTTCCATTAGAAAATGAACCATCAAAATACTTTTCAAAACCAAAAAATAATTTTAAAAGAAGATAGCCATGTTAGAAATAAAAGACGGTAAAATATTTGTTGAAGGTGTTGAAACAATCGATACTGAATTGATTGGAATGGCTTTTTTAGATTTTGCTGAAGATGTTTCATCGCATGGACTTAATTGGAAGTCATCATTAGTTATAGAAGCAATAAAAAGTTATGAACATTTAAACACAAGATTATGAATCCAAAACATTTTAAAGAAGCAACAATTGAATTAAAAAAACCCGAAGGAATGACCGATGATGAATGTGGATCACTTCATATTTTCCAACAGGATAACGGAACATGTATTTCTTTGTGGACCGTTTCATTTTGGGAAAGACTTAAATTCCTTTTCCATGGTCATATTTGGTTAGGAGTTCTTTCCGGAACCACGCAACCGCCTGTTTGGTTAGACTGCAAAAAAACAGTATTCATTAAACCTAAAAAATAATTTATGGAAAATTTAGAAACCGCATTTCATTTACGATAATTGGCAAAAAAAAGTGATAAAACACTAGAATATTATTTAACTGCTTTGAATAATGCCGCAAAATCAGGTCAAAACTATTTTTTATTTCATGAAAAATTATCTCATGAAAATTCTTTAGCATTATCCGAAAGAGGTTTTAGAGTAGAAAACTTTGAAGATCAATTGAGATTGGAGCATACTAAAATAAGCTTTTAATTATGAAAAATCCATTTAAAACATTCAGTCGATACCTAAAAGGCAAACTGAAAGAAAAAAAAGAATTACAAAAGGCGCGTGAAGAAATGAAAGATCGCATTTCGAAAGCTGTTATTGATTATGCCAAATTAAAAGAAAATCCTTCGCGATATTCTAAGAAGTTAAAAAATTCAATTGAAGTTGAATTTCGGGAATTGGTTGAACTTGGTTACATCGAAATACAAGGTACATGGAATCAAAATTAATAGCAATTCAAAGAATCACGGCCGTAATGGAATTTTATTATTTTAGAGGGACAAATAAAGAATCTGTAAATAGAGTTTACCGAAAAATAATAAATTCATGAGTAAAATAATTCCAATTGAAAAAAACAATCCCAAATATGTTTTAGTGGTTAGTGATCCTGAATTTGGAATTTATTATTATTTGGTAGATAATGTAAAGAGAAATTATTACTCAAAAAACGATGTTGGAATCTGGCACATAAAATATAAAACAAAACTTGACGTTTAATTGTCAAGTTTTTTGCATTTAATTACATGGAAATATCACGTCTTTTACTTCTTAAACAATTACTAGCTGACAAAAAGTGTTTTGATCTCAGGAAGTCGCTTTGTGAAATAAATGAAGAAAGAAACAAAAACTACAATTTACTTTACACGGCTATCAATGACCAACAGTATGATGAAGATGGAAAATTGATTACCGGTTTCCGTGGGGCCATTTTGGAAGGTTCTTCTCGTTCCGGTAAAACATGGGCATCGATTTATATAATTATTTGGATTTGCCTTTATAAAGAAACCAATTGTACAATAAATATTTTAAAAGAAACCTACAACGAATTCAAAACTACTCTTTACAATGATTTCAAAAAGATTTTACCTCTTTTCAATCTACCTAATCCATTTGAAAAAGCTGAAGAAATAAAAGGTTTTAAAATCGGTAAAAACAAAATAAACTTTTTAGGGGCCGATAAGCCATCAAAATTTCACGGTGCGCAATGCGAATACTTGTACGTGAATGAAATGTTGCCGGTAAAACAATCGGTCTTTAATCAGGCTAAAATGAGGTGTACTAAATTTTGGTGGGGTGATTATAATCCATCGGTAACAGTCCATTACATTTACGATAGTGTGATCACTCGTGATGATGTTACTTTCTTACGAACAACATTGCTTGATAATCCAGAAATATCATTTGCTGAAAAGAATGAAATACTTTCTTATGAACCTTGGAAACCTGGAAGTTATATTGTAAAAGATAATTCGTTACTTTGCTATAATAAAAAAACTGGTAAAGTCGAGCCAATAAGCTCAACAAATCAGCCACCCCCACATTTAGAAAATATACGACAAGGGACCGCTGATGAATTCATGTGGAAAGTTTACGGACTAGGTTTACGTGGAGCAATGAAAGGCGTTATTTTTGAACATGTTGATTATATTGATGAATTTCCAGATTTGGCATACTCATACGGTTTGGATTTTGGATTTACAACGGATCCAACGGCCTTAACAAAATGTGCTGAAGATGAGCATAATATTTGGATTGAATTATTATGTTATGAACCAATTGAAACACCTGGAGCTATAAACAACTTCTTTGAATCGTTGGGAATTGAAAAAGATATTCCAATAACTGCTGATAGTTCTGACAAGTTCACAAGCAATAACAACGGAACTGTTGAAATGGTTCGGGATTTGCGTACTTTTGGATGGACAATTAAAAAAGTAAGCAAAACTAAATCTGTTATGCATTGGCTTTTGTCAATGAAAACCAAAAGAATTCATATTGTAAAGAATCATTTGCATAAAAAGGCAGAGATTGAACAGCAAATGTATAAAATGCGTGAAATAGGCGGTATTGCAATAAATCAGCCATTGGATAAACACAATCACATGTGGGATTCTGCTCGTTATCGTCATATGAGTTTCCATACTGTTGAAATAAATGAAAAAATGACTCAAACCCCACAAGAAATGGGATTAAATTACTAACAATAATATTTAATACGATGGAAGAAGAATTAACGATTGAACAAATTGTAAAAGGTTTGGATCTAAAAAAGGCAATAGATCAGTTGACATCCCAAACTAAAGATCATTCAAAAATTTTAAATTACGTTAAGGAATATAAAAATTTGGATCGTACAATTAGAGATACTCAAGTTGGAAATGTTCAAAAAGATAAGATCATTGGGAAAGGCGAAAAGCAAAGAACAGTTAAATCGATTCGTTCACCTGTTAATTATGCAAAAAAGATTGTTACAACATCATGTGCCTTTGAAGTCGGTGAACCTATTACATTGACGCCAAGCGATGAAAACAATCCTTTATTTTTGGAAGTAAAAAGACTTTGGAAATCAAACCGTATTGATGATAAGTTTCAAAAACTTAAAATAACCCAAAAAGTTCAAACTGAAACGGCAATTCACTTTTTTGTAAAAGAAAATTCAACAACTGCAAAAGTAACTCAAACAGCGGGAGCAAATGCAGTACGAGATATAAGATCAAATGTATTGACTGTTGAACAGGGAATAATGTCGCCTTATTTTGATGCTACATATGATTTGGCCGCTTTTACTTGGCAATTTGTAACAAAAAATGCATCAGGAAAAGATGTAAATAATACTTGGGTTTTCGATACTACCAAAGTTTACAAAATAAGTGATGAATCAGGATCTTTACAAATAAATAGCGAACTGCCTCATGGTTTTGATAGGATTCCAATTGTTTACATGGAACAGGAATTTCCAGAATGGTTTGATGTGGAAGGATTGATTGATCGTTATGAAGTTGCTTTATCTAAATTGGGGGTTTCAAATGATTATTCAGGACATCCAATATTATTAACTTATGGTGATCTTAATATATTGCCAGAAGCAAATGATGATGGAAAAACAATCAACTTTCCAATTAAATTCAAAGATGATGATGTTACTAAGCCTTATAATGGTGATGCAAAATTCTTGACAAATGATAATGCTCCGGAAGCCGTTAAATTAGAAATGGAAACGATTAGGGAGCTCATATTTTCAATGACCCAAACACCTGATATATCATTTGAAAAAATGAAAAGTATCGGTGCTATTTCCGGAGTTGCTTTACGATTGATGTTCTTGGATCCACTCATTAAAGCCAAAATGAATGAAGGTCAAAACAGAACCATTGCTGAAAGAATGATTAATATTATGATTTCTGGTATTACAGGAGTTACTGACGTTAATTCTAAATCAGCCACAACAGATTTGGTTATTGATGTGAAATTCAATTCTATATTGCCAGTTGATATGGTTGAAAATAGTACTGTTGTCGCAAATGGAGCTTCATCAAATTCAATGAGTACATCAACCCGCGTTAAATTATTGGATTTGGTTACTGATGTAGAATCTGAGGTTGCAGCAATTGAAAAAGAAAAAAAATCTTCCGAAGTTGTTCCTACGGTAGCATAAATAAAATAATCTATTTTAAAAACCTCGAATAATTTCGGGGTTTTATTATTTAGAAACATTTTAAATTGATGGTGAAACAAAAATAAATGTAATTTGTAAATGTATGTTTTGTACATTTGAATATCAAAATTAATCATTTAAAAAAGCAATCATGAAAAAACAAATAATTTACCAAACAGAAGACAACAATATTTTATTTAAAGAATATGCTCATGTTTTTTAATTACCAAGGAAAGATGAAAATATTATTTATTTAAAACAATATTGGAAAGTTGTTTCAATTTGGCACAATTTTGACGAAAATCATATTGAAGTAACAGTAGAAAAATTTAAACAATAAAACAAAGGCGGGTGAAAATCCCGCTTTAAAAAAAGATTATGAAAAATATATGTATAATATTCGTATTGTTGTTAATTGGATGCAAAACACATATAACAACAAAATATGTTTTGAAAACTAACAAAGGTAATTTTTACTTGGATTATGTTAAATATGCAAATGATTCTGTTTATGTTGTAGAATTTAACCGAGAAGGTAAAATAAGACGCAACGGAGTTTTCAAAGAAAGTGAAACAGTTTTAATTGAGAAATAATGAAAACAGAAAGTAAATTTGACAGGATTATAACTATTATTTCAAAATGGTTATTTGGAAATGAGACAAATATTTTTAGATATTAAATATTAATGAACTCAGAAGAAATGTGTGAATATTTAAAATGTTCTATTTCCCAATTACGTGAAAGACAAAAAGATTTAGGTATTCAAGTAAATGGATGTGGAGCAATTAAAAAGTATTCTAAATTAGAGCAAGCACGATTAAAATTAGGTGTAGAATTTAAAAATTATGTTTTTGTTCAAGATCAAGAAAGATTTTGGATTTGGTATGCAATGAGTGATAATAACGAAATAAAAATTGAATTATGAAAAAATTAATATCAAATACATCGTTTGGTTTTTATTTAAGAGGACTTGATTTAAATGACCATAAATACACAGAATTAAGAGATAATTTCGATATGTTTTTATCACAAAAATTAGAAATTTGGATGTTTGTCCCGTGTAAATCAGTTGATGGTATTTGGGTTATTTTGGAAGAAATTAATGAAGAGTACCCAAATAATATTGAGTATTTCGAGGAAATAAAAGAATACCAAGAAGCAAAAGAGCGCTGTTTGTTTGAGGGGTTTGAAGTTGTTAGCAATACTAATTTTGTTACAATATGGCAACTTAATGGTAAATATCTAAATTGGGATAAAAAAGACAATCATTTTACATTTTTTTCTGGATTTAATATTGAGAAATTAATGCAGGATTTTGATTTAAAACTAACCGCTACGGCACAAAAACAAATAGGACTATGACAACAACTGAAAAAATAATCTTAGCGATTACAATAATATCTTTTGCAATCGCTGTAATTTTAGCTTATAACGGACTTTATAAAAAAAAATAATCATGAGTAAAGAAGAAAAAAATATTTACAACGTATTTGTTAAAATGCAATCACAAGAACAATGCGACAGAATGAAACAATTATGTATTGATAATAAAATTCCATTTTGGAGAAATTTTAAAGGTTTCGAACTAGAAAAAACAATTGATAATAGACAATTATTATTTTCGTTTTCTGATCCTTACCAAGAGTTTTTTGTTTATTATCAAAGCGGATTAAAATACGACTCTCCAAAGACAGAAGTTACAGAGGAAGAATTTATAAATCTTTTAAAATAGTAATTAACCATGACAGTATCACAAAAAATTATAATTGTAGTATGCTTATTTGTTATAACATATGCAAGTATCCAACTAGTAATTGAAATTTATAACTTTGGAATATGAAAATAATAGCCGTAATAACACCAAGTGATCGTGATTTCAGAATGCATGTTTTACAACAAAACGTAACTGAAAAAGATACTGAATTCATTCATATTCGAAATTTAAATTCTGCTTATGAAATAAAAGTGAATGATTATGTTTCAATTACCAATAGTGTAAAAATGCCAAATCATACTGAAATAATAAAAACTATTCAAAACCGTCTTGTATAATGGAAAAGGAAACAGAATTAAAAGCAAAACAAATTACAATTCAATCATTAGTTGATTTTATGGGTAATGAAATTGTAAAACGCCAATTGACTGATACAGCAGTAAAAGCAATAGGAGAAGTTGAAATAAATAAATGCATGTACCAAATTCAGTTAATTTTAGAATCTGATAAAGATAAATGGATTGAAGGAATAGGGGTAAAAGGAATATTTAAAGCAAAAAATAAACTATCATGTTTGAAGAAAAAAATTATAAGTCTGTTTACATCCACAACGGATGCAGAACCTCAAAAGTAAAGCCTGTTAGATTTCTTCCTAAGATATCATTATTTAGGTCCATTGTGAAAATAGTTTCTCAAAAAATAATTTATTTGATTGATGTAAATATGTCAATGAAAGATGGAGAAACCCAGAAAACTGCTTTGTATGGTAAATGGTATTTAGAAACTTCAGAACATGCATTTGCAAATTTTTACATTGTTCTAAACAATATTAGGATTAATGTCAACACTCAACTTTTGAATTTATTTATTAAATTAGCCAAAAAATTAAATGTCTATGATTAGTTCAAGTAAAGGTTATGCGCAACATTGCGGTAAATTAGCCAAAGAAATTAGAAATACTAGCAAAAGGAACAAAGAGTTTAAATCTAAACAGGAACCTAAAAAAGATCAAGATGAGTCCTAACATTTTATGTAATATCGCTTTAAAACCATTAGCGCTTACAAATTGTCCATCACATGAAAATTTTCAAACAAAAAAAGTAAAAGGAGAAAGTAATTTTGAGCCTAATCCCGAAAACAGAGAATACAAAAGAAAATTTTTGGGAGTTAAAAAAAGATATTCAAGAGCTCCAAATAATAAAAAACATTAATGGCAAAATCCGTTCATAAAACAGTCATAGCAGAATTTCTTAATCCTGATACCAAATTACGTATAGTAAGAATCAAAGGCAATGAAGAAGTTGAAAAGATTATGACTGTTGCCGAATGGAGGGAATTCAAAAAACAAACGGGTTATATTTATTGTGCTTATCAAATAATTTAATATATTTGTTATTCAGTTACTAACTATCAGCCGAAATGGCACTATATAGATTGAGCAATGCTCACGTAAAACCACCTAATTAATAGGTGGTTTTTTTATGCCCATATGCAAAATGTTATTTAGAATCAATCTAATTAAGAAAAAAAAATTACATTTGTAATCTAAACGTTCAACAATTTAAATAAAAAAATTATGGCAGTACCTAAAGAAAGGGTAATAATTAGACTTAAAGCGTATGCTAACAAGGCTAATTTATCAAACACAAGGATAGACGCATTCGCGGATAAACTTTGTTTACTACCCGCAGATGACGCAGATGATGCGGCAATTGATGCAGTAATTACAAATGCAGATGCAATATTTTCTTTTAAAGAAATTGCAGCACAAGATGACAAAATGGTTAGTTTGGAGACTAAATTAAAAACGCCTCCACCAACACCACCGCCTACTGATCCACCTACACCGCCAACGCCACCAACTCCAGGAAATGAAATACCTGCATGGGCGCAAGCTTTAATTGATGGAAACAAAAAACTAGAGGAAAAATTATCTGTTATTGAAACAGGTAAGGTTATTGAAAGTAAAAAGTCATTGGCAGCACAAGTATTTGAAAAATCTGAAGTTCTTAAAGTATTAAAGCCTGAGATTAAACAAAGTTGGTTAAATAGGCTTAATGTAGATTCTGAAGTTCCAATTGAGGAACAAATAACAGGTTTAGAAACTGAATATAAAACTATGGCACAGGCATTTGCTGATTCGTCAAGTTTTTCAGGTCCTGCGCCTTTAGGAAATCCAGACATCAAACCTGACCAAAAATTGATTGATTCGGTTTATGATTCAATGTAAAAATTACTAATTTTTAAAAACAGAAAAGATGCCAACAGCAGATTTAAACAACACTCCTGTTCAAATTGACACTACTTTCGATTCTATCATTATCAAGAAAAACTTGATTGATATTCCAGGAGGTAAGACTTTAGATGTTACAGGCGTTACAGATGAAGTCCTAAAAGCAGGACGAGTTATAATTGAGGTTACGGCTACGGGGGTTTTAAAACCTTTGAAAATTGCTTCGGGTGCTTATGAATCACTTCCTGCAAATCATACTTATAAAGGAATTTTGATTGCCACTATTCTTTTGAAAAGACCTTTTGCGGCTGTTTTATTAGCGGGTGACGTTAATAAACAAGCAGTAATAGAATATGGTTTACCTGCAATTCCTGCCGGTGCAATTACCGCATTACCTCAAATTTTATTCACTAAGGACTAATTAATCCTTTAAAAAACTAAAAGAAAAATGGAAAAATCATTATTTCCTGCTTGGGTTGATAAGTTCTTTAAGTCCTTTGCCCTTAAAGCTTCAGAAACGGTTAATGGTACTAAAACACCTTTAACATATATGCATAAAACCATGCTTAGAAAAACATTCTCAACTACGTTGAAATGGGGTTCTGTCTCAAGCAATGGTGCTATTGTAAGAGCCGATATTGTCGCTTTGGATTCTAGTCTTCCTTTAAAAAGAAGGGATTCAGTTCAAACTGCCAACGGTGATATCCCTAAATTGGGTATGAAAATGTATTTGAACGAAACAACAATGAGTGAACTTCGTAATTTACTTGCCATTGGCGGTAAAGAAGCTGAAGTTCTACGTAATTTGTTTTCTGACACAAAGAAATGCGTTTCCGGTGTTTATGAATCACTTGAATATATGTTTTTAGAAGCATTATCAACAGGTGTAACATTAATTACTGGTGATGATTCAACAGGAGTTGGTGTAAGGATTGATTTCGGTCATCCGGATGCTAATAAATTTGGTGTAGGTCTACCATGGACAAACACAAGCGCAACACCTATTGATGATATCAATCATGTTATTGCTGCTGCTAAATTAAAAGGGGATAAAATTTCATATTTATTCATGGATATGAATACTTGGAATTTATTTAAAGCAAATACACAAGTTAAAAATGAATTTGCCTTTTCAATGGGATTTGTTGGAACAACAATTCCAAATGTTCCAAATGTAGATAGAGCAAATGAATTTTTACAATCTTCTTATGGGTTTTCAATTACAATTATTGATAGACAGATGTTAGTTGAGCAAAACGGTAAACGTGCTGTTACAACTCCATGGGCTGCAAACATTGTGTGTTTCTTGACAGATTTAAATGTTGGAACATTAACCTATGGAGCATTGGCAGAAGAATCATTTCCAGTAAAACAAGTTGATTATCAAAAAGTAGATGATTTAATTTTGCTTTCTAAATATGGTACCAATGATCCTGTTCGTGAATTTACATCTTCACAAGCATTGGCTTTGCCGGTTCTTGATAATGTCGATTCTATTTACTTAATGGATATTACGGATTCAGTTCAAGATGTACAAACAGAAGGTGACGCTAATTTCTTGTATAAAACAGTAAGTTATACTAAAACATCAGTAATTGCAGGTTTAAATGCTGCAAGTCCTGGACAACCGTTAACAACCGCTTCAACTGACGCATCAATTATGAAAGCTATAAACAAACTTTCAGATGAACAAGTATTGATTTTTGAAGCTCAATTAGTAGCGTCAGTATAATATGTACAGTCCTGAAAGCATACAGTCGGCAGTTGATAGAATTGGTTTCGCAAACGCAATTAATTCTGATTTTGCAATAACGATATCTGGGGAGGTGATATTATCAAACTCAGGGCGTAATGTAAACTCATTCCATCAATTGGCGACAGTTGAAAATCTATATTCGGCAGTTAGTCAACCTAACATGGCCGAATTAGATTTCAATAATTATTTGCAAGGGATAAAAAAACAGGCAGTTATTGAGGTTTTAACCGAAGTCATTGATATGGATTCAAGATCTGAAACTGCAACAGATTATTCAGATATCATAATTACAAATCCTTATATTTTTGATAATGCAATTGGTTACACTATTGCTGTTAAATGCTTAGAATTAATGGTTTCATCAGTTAGAAAAAATCTAATTGAAAGAAACGCAAAACTAGCCGTTAATAATCTTAAAATGGAATTGGAAGGCGTGAAAACTGATGCGGGTATTACAGTTTCAAACGGAATAAAAAGAGAACGTTTCTATGCAATTAGAAAAGCAAAAGAAGTTATTTTTCCGTTCTTAATTCCTATCGACGGAACAAAACAATGGTAATATGAATTATACTATAGAAAAACCAGTTGGAATTGATAAAGATATTCAATATACACAAGGTATTTTGTTTAATAACTTAAAATCTAAGTGGGCAACAATTGGTATTAATCCAGATTTAACATTTAATGTTTTCGGGAGGGTTAGAAAGAATCCAATTCAGCCAACAGGTTTTTATCCGGAAGCTTATATTGGTGGTGGCGAATACCGAGATTTATATTTGGATGATACAGTAAATGCAACAATTTGCTTTATTGAAGAAGATCGTGATCATTCAACAGATGACTTCAATGAATATTATTTTGCAGAAGGTAAATTTGTAGTAATGATGAATCTAAAAAAATGTTATCCAAACATTAATCATCGTGCAGATTCAGAAGCTCAGGCAGATGTAATTGCTCAGATTAAAAAAAATAAAATGTTTACCATTGATGGTGTTCAAAAAGAAATAAAAAACATCTTTAAAGGTTTCAATACGGATAAAATCATTTTAGATGATATGCATCCATTTCATATTTTCGCGATAACTGGAACAATGAAATACAATGTTAAAATTAATTGTTAATTAAAAAAAATAGGACTTATGAGTATTTACGTAAAATGTAAAGGCAAAAATCAGGACAAGAAAAATACAGGGGCCAAAGACCAATGTATTGAAGGTCTTATGATTCGTACCGCTGTTGCTATTCCTGGATTCAAATTTGCAAGCAAAGAAGATGCTGAAGATTTGGACAAATGGAACGAAGCAATTGCCGCAAAAGAACTTTTTCCTCTTTATGATGCAGAAGAAGTTACAACGGCTAATACTGAACCAACATATTTTGAAGGTAGAAGCCGTCAATATTTGACTGCTGAAGGTAAAAAAATAACAACTTTCACGAGTATTTTAGGTTTGTGTTCTCACAATGCATTAAAATCTTTTGGAAATACTGAATTGAAACTTTTTGAATTTACTGAAGATGGAGCCATTAAAGGCGTAAATACTACTGATGGTGGTGTTACAGGTCAGTCAGTAACTTTGACAATCGGAAAACGTTTGGACGCAACAGCAGACAGACCACCATCCACATTGGTAACAATCAATTATTTGGATTCTGATGAATTTGAAGATGATGGTTACATTGGCCGTCCAACATGGAGAGCTTCAGATGTATTTGGTATTTTCGATGCTACAATAAATCAAGTTTCTGCAAGTGCAACCGTTATTAAAGTAACTGTTGGTGTTGGATGTTCAGGAAGTGATGAATTAGTTGAAACATTGGTTGCTGCTAATTTTGTTGTTAAGGCCGCTAATGGAACTACCTCAAGTGTTACGTTCACGGCTGCTGATGCAGATGGTGTTTATACGCTAACAGGTACAGGTTTTGTAACTGGTCATACTGTCAGTTTGAATGGTGTTGTTACACAGGCAACAATGTCTTATGAAACTCCTGAACCATTATCTGTTATAGTTACGTAATGGCTAAAATATATGGCAAGATAGAATTCGCAAACGACTATAACAGGTCGTTTGCTGAATTTAAAGAAGACTTTGGTCAAAATTGGGTTTTCTTAGCCATCCCACAGGAAAAAAGAGAGGCAGAATTTAGAAAAGCTTATAAAATAGCAACATCAAACAATGGCGAATTTCAACACTCAATTAAAGAAAGCAAGGAAACTGACACCAACTAGGTTAAGTAATGATTTGTTTTCATTTATAAGAAGTATTGAAGCTGAAATTGTAAAATTAAATGTTGACCAAATAAATATCAATAGTAAAGATATTTACAATAAAAATATTGGTTTTTATTCTTATGCAACTGAAATAATAACCAATGGTGCTAAATCGAAAGGTGAACCGTTTACCGGTAAAGATACAGGTGATTGGCTTGGAAGTTTTTTTGTAGATATACAAGGAAAAGCATTTCGATTGTTCGCAACAGATCCAAAAACACACCTTATTTTAGATAGTGATAATTGGCTTTCTGATGATTTGTTTGGTCTTACTGATAAAGATTTAAAGGCTTTAATCGAAAATCGGTTAAAGCCTTTCTTTATTGAAAACATACGTAACACTTTAGATATATGAATTATTTTTCACTCGATACTATACCTTATAAAACATTTATAAAGATTGCTGCAACAAATGATTTTTCATTATTGTCTGATACTGAAAAAGATTTAACAGTTTTAGAATTAATATGGGAACAACTTTTTAAAGAACATCAGGAATACGAAAGTACACCAGAATCAAAAAAAGAATTTCGTATTAACCGTGATGTTGATGCTTTGGAAACTGAATATACTTTTGTTTTAAACGCATGTGATGCTTTGGCATTCTCTTATGATGATGAATTAGTTCAAGAATTACGCAGTAAACGTTATCAATTGCGTAATGATAATACTGAAAACTACTATCAAGACCTTACCAATATAAAACGCTTCGCAAAAGGCCTTAAAATAAAGATTAATTCTTTAAAATCTCAATTACCCCCAGAAGAAAAAGATGAATCAAAAATAATTCAGCATGAATCATTGACCATTGATGATGTGATGGCCGGATATACGATGATAACCGGATATGATTTTGACTACAATACAGTTTCATACACAAAATTTAAAGCGATTAAAAGGCAGGTTAATTTAAAAATGAAATCTATCATTGATCAAAATAACCCTAAAAAATAAACCAACATGGCAAACGATGGCGTTATTACCCAAAAAGACATTATAGAAGATAAGGCTCTTACTATTGGTTCTCAATATGCAGCTAATATGGCAGAGGCTATTGCAGCCAATAAAGAATTTGTTGAATCGTTGAAAGCAATAAACAAATTGGCCAACGATTTTAAAGGAACAAAATCAAATTCAGAATATATTACTTTAAAACAACAACAGTCTTTAGAAACTCAGAAAATGATTGATGCTATTAAGCGTCAAGAAGCGGCTGAACTTTCTATGCAAAAAATTGAAGCCGCATCAATAGCCACCCAAAAGAAAAAACTTGAATTGGATGATAAAGAGGCATCATCAAAAAAAAGAAACACTAAATTGACTATTGAAGAACGTGTTCAGTTAGAATTTAATAACCGTGCTTTAAAAGATGCTGCACGTGAAACGCTTGGTTTAACTGGTGCATATACTAAATTAAACAAACAGAGAACAGACGCAAAGAAAACCTTATTGGATTTATTGGCAGCTGAAACAAAAGACATTGCTGCAATTAAAGAAGCGACAAAGGCATTTGATAATTTAGATAAACGTGTTAGAATGGCCGATCAGGCCGTTGGCGATTTTCATAAATCTGTTGGTAATTACCCGAAATTAAATGCGTTTGCTGATGGACTTAAAAATTTAGTTGGTGCCTTTGGTTTAGTTGGTGGTGTAACTGCATTTGCTGCCATATTAGGAAATGCTTTTAAAACAATAAAAGAATTTGAGCAAGGATTGGCAGACTTAAGCGCTATTACTGGTGCAACCGGTAAAGACTTGGATTTTCTTAAAAACTCAGCAATTGATTTAGGTCAAAAAGTTGAAGGAGGTGCAAAAGCAGTTATTGAAGCTTATAAATTAATTGCCAGTGCAAAACCTGAGTTATTATCAAATGTAAAAGCATTGAATCAAGTGACTGAGGCAGCCGTTACTTTGGCACAAGCAGCCGGAATGGAATTGCCCGAGGCGGCCACCGCCTTAACTGATGCATTAAACCAATTTGGAGCAGGTGCCGATGAAGCACAATTATTTATTGACGCTTTGGCCAATGGTGCTAAATTTGGATCTGCTGAGATACCGCAATTAACAGAAGCCCTTTTAAAATTTGGAGCTGTTGCACGCTCATCAAATATTAGCATTCAAGAAAGTGCTGCATTAGTTGAATTATTAGCTGAAAATGGATTAAAAGGAGCTGATGCGGGTACTGCTTTGCGTAATGTTCTTTTAAAAATATCAGCGCCAAATGCATTGCCAAAATTAGCACGTGCAGAATTTGAAAAACTTGGTATTTCATTACAAACATTGGGAGATAAAGCAATTCCAATTCAACAAAAATTAGAATTATTGAAACCATTATTAAAAGATAATGCATCAATAGTTAAGGTATTTGGATTAGAAAACGCAACAGCTGCAATTAATGTGCTTTCTCATACTGAAAGATTGGCCGAACTTACTGGTCAAATGAAAGAAGTCGGAACTGCCGAACAACAGGCGGCAACAAGAATGGACACTTTGACAGGTAAAACTGAAATATTAAAATCAACCTATGATAGTTTGGTTTTATCTATTGGCAAAGGATCCGGAGCAATATCACAATTCTTTTCTTTTTTTATTGATGGTGCTAAAAGTGCATTACAAGATTTGATAAGATTAAATACTTCATGGGATGAGTTATTTGGAAAGGCAAAATTAGAAGGTGCGGCCGAGGGTGCAAAAGCTTTTGAAAAACGATTTAATTTTGCGACTTCTTTTGGATCCAAAGATTTAGAAGGAATTACTGAATCAATACGTAAAGCAGCAGTTAATCAAAGAAAAATGCTTTATGAAGAATGGGTAAAAAATCAAAAAGCATTAAAAGATTTCAATCCGTGGGCAATAAATGTTTCTGGCGTTAGTGGGAAAGATTTGAAAAAACGTAAAGAAGAACTTTTACGAGCAATTGCATTAGAAGAAGAAGTTGCTAAACAAGCTGAAGCAAAAAAACTTTCATTAAGAAAGAAAAAAGATCCAACTGCAACAGGAGGAAGTGAACCAGTTGGCCCAACTGAAAAAGAAACAAAAGAAGCATTAAAACGCGCTAAAGAATTGAACGATGCACTTTATGAATTGGAGCGTCAGAGATTGGAGCGTATCGTTAAAATTAATGGTGAAATTGCTGATGATGAAAAATTAAATGATGACATACGTATTGCCGGTGTTAAAAAAGCAAATGAAGCTGAAATTCAATTGGCAGAACTTACCATGAAGCATAAATTAGATGCTGATAAATTTGTGTTGGATGAAGATAAAATGAATGCAAATCAAAAGTTATTTATTCAACGTGAAGCAGCAAATAAAATTGTTGATGTAAATAAAAAAGCCCAAAAAGATATTGACAAAATTCGTGAATTTGATGAAGCATCATATCAAAAATCATTAGAAAAACGTGTTTCTCGTATCAACGAAAACATGAATAAGGAACTTGAACTTGAAAATACAAGGTTCAAAGAATTAGGTGATTTAGAATCAATGCATCAAGATGATCGTGAAAAACTTGTTGAAGCTCATGAAAAACGTATTTTTGAAATTAAAAAGAAAGCTGCTTTGGCATCTTTGCGCGCTCAGGCCGATACTTTACAAAACGAATTAGATGCTTCTGATTTATTACCAGATAAAGAACGATTAACTGCTGAAAAACGTCAAGAAATTGCGGAGAAACTAAGCAAAGCCAAATCAGATATTTCGGAAAAAGAACTTGAAGAATTTGATAAAAAAAATAAAAAAACATTAGATGCTGAATTAAAACTTGCCGAAGACATTAAGGCTATTTCAAATGATTTGGCAAATGCATTAGGCGATTTGGCAAATGCATTATATGAAAGAAAAATTCAGAATATTGAGGAAGAAATTGATAAAAACAATGAGTTCTACGAAAAACAAACTGAATTAGCCGGTGATGATGAAGCGCAAAAAGTATTATTAGAAAAAGAGCGCCAGAAAAAAGAAGATGAATTAAACAAGAAAAAACGTAAAGAACAGGAAAAACAAGCTAAATTTAATAAAGCGTTGGCAATTGCTCAGGCTGCGATTAATTTAGGTGTTGCGGTTACAGCGGCTTTGACTGTTGCGCCTCCCGCATCTTTCGCATTTGCCGCCATTACTGCAGCAATAGCAGCCGTTCAATTAGCCGCAGTTGTAGCTACACCAATACCTAAATATAAAATGGGTAGAAAAGGCGGTAAGAAAGAAAAAGCATGGGTTGGTGATGGTGGAGTTACTGAGGTTATCGAAAGAAAATCAGGTAAAATTGAATACACTCCCAACACTGACACTTTAGTTCAGCTTTACGAAGGTGATAATGTGTATAGTTCCGTTGATAAATACAAAAGAAGTCAACGAAAAAGAATTTTACAGGATGTTGATATGGAAGCAAAAAAAATAAATGATTTTCAAAGGATGGTTATTGTAAAAGATAAAAAGGATCCTGAACTGATAAATGAGATTCAAAAACTTAGAAAAGCAGTTGAACGAAACAAACCATTAAAAACAGATCAAAAAAATGTAGATTTGGGTCATGCTTTATGGAAACTTAAAAATACGTTATAATGGGAAATGTAAATCAGGGATATTTTGACAGAATAAGATACATACTTCGAAATATAAATTTCGATGATGAAGTTATTACGGAACCCGAAGGATGGAAAAGTGATGAGGTGGAATTAGTAAGATCAAAATCATACCATGGAATTTTTCAGCAATTCTCAAATAATTTAAAATTTGTTGACAATGGTGTATCGTATATTAATACTGTACGCCAATTATACGGTATCAATGAACGAATAAAATTGATACGTGAAGAACGTAATCCAATAAGTGATATTTGGGAACAAACTTATTACGGTTTTTTGGATTTATCTACATGGGAAAGTGAAGAAGGTAAAGTTTCAGTAAAATTTAATTCGGGAGGTTTGGAACAAGCATTAAAGGCCCGTGAATCCGATATGGTTGAAATTGACAGAGAAATTACAATTGATCGATATCCAATGGATCCATTAAATCCAATTACAGTTTCAATAGATGGTCGTGAAATATTTTTGAAATCAGATTACAAAGTTAAACCTGATGAAAATTCTATTGAAATGACAAATAATAGTAGTGCCGGAAATGTAAGAGGTTCTACAGTTGGCGTTCCATTATTTTTAGAAAGCAAATCACATGACAATGCTCAATCTGTTTTGCCAGGTGGAAATGTAGGAGATAATAGTTGGGAAAGAATAGGAGACGGTGAAGTAAGTAATTTATTTTTTGCTGTTTCTGATAGAAAAAGAATGCTTCATATTAAATTCAAAATTGATTTTACTGTCCATATAAAAGATCTTGATGATGTAGATTTTTTTCATTTTTGGCTAAGAATAGCTCAATATGAAAATGGAACGGATTATAATTTAAAACAAAATAGATTTCTTTTTGATAAAGATAGTTATTCAGATTTAGAGAATAAAAGATTTTCCATTTCATTTGATGAAGTAATTACAGTTGAAAAAGGTGATTCTTTAAGTTTATGTTTTGATCAAAATTATGACGGTGATTCTTTACATTCGTCTAGATTAACAATTGAAGCAAAAGATATTGTTTGTGATAATTTTACAATTGAGGAAGACTCGTTCTTTGATAAAAGCACTACAAAATCAGTTCTTATATATGAAATGTGTGAAAGATTACTTGAGATATGCACCAATCAAAAAAAAGCTCTTAGAAGTAATATTTTAGGACGTACAGACTTAGGTTATGCTATTGATGGTAAATACTCATTACTTGGATTAAATCATGGGTTTTGGATTCGTGGATTTGATAAACTACCAATTCCTTCAGAAGTTCCAAAAGTGGAAAATCTTTTCAAACCATTAACTACATCATTCAAAGAAAATTTTGAATCATTGGAAGCTGTTTTTAATTTGGGTGCCGGAATAGAATTGGAAGGTAATAAAGAGATTTTACGGATTGAGGAAAAATCATTTTTCTATAATAGAAATGTTTTAATAAAATTGCCAAATCAAGTTAAAAAAGTGAAGCGTAATGAAGCTCCTGATAGTTATTTTTCATCATTGCAATTTGGATATGAAAAAGGAGGTGATTATAGTGAAGCAATGGGATTAGATGAACCAAATGCAAAATCAAACTTTACTACGGTTATCAATGGATTGAAAAATGATTATAGTAAAATATCAAAACATCGTGCCGATGGTTACGGATTTGAATTTGCAAGAAGACAATCAGTAACACTTAACAACACTGAAGATACAACCTATGATAATGATATTTGGTTGAATGATTTAAAACGAGGTATAAATAATGTATTTTTACAACGTAAATGGCAAGATGATTTTGAGAAACAGCCTACGGGTATTTTTAGCCCTGACACGGCTTTCAATTTGAGACTTTCACCATTTAATAATCTTCTTAGGCATGGATGGTTTTTTGGTGCAGGATTTGATAAATATTTAAGTGATTTTGTGAGTTATTCCAGTTCAACAGCAAATTCAAAATTAAAAACTCAGTTAATTGGGAAACCAGAATATGCCGAAAACGGAATTGTTCAAAATTCAGAATTAGAAAAAGCTCGTTTTGTTTGTGAAGAAATTGAATTTGAACATGTTTGCGATTATTCAGTTATGCAACAAATAAATGGAACAACAGTAATACAAGGAAATACTGTTCGTAATATATACGGATTAATTGAATTTATAAATGAATTCAATCAAATTGAAAAAGGTTTTTTGTTGAGTTTAAAACCCACAAATGAAGGAAAATTTAGATTGATAAAATTTAATAACTAATATATGGCTTATTCAAAAATAATAATAGAATTTAATACAGTTCCAATACCAAATGAAGTATTAAATTTTACAGAAACCAACTTAGGATTGGTTTTAAACGAAACTTTCAAGGCATCAAGATTATCGTCTGGACAGGTAACATTGCCTGTATTTGTAGAAGGTCATGAAGAAATACCACCACCACATGAGGGCCATCCCGGATGGCCAGCTACTGAGGATCATTACAATGGATATACTTCTTTAAATTACAAAACAGCATTTAATTTAGATTATAATTCTTCTGGATTGTTTACTGTTGTAAGTAATAACGGAGCTGTAGATGAAGGATTGGGTACTGTCACAATAACTGCAAATTATCCAGGAGCTGTTTTTATTTTAAACTCATCTAATTCTGATGCGGTTATTACTATTGTAAATGAATCGGCTATTCCAGAAATTAATATAACAGATGTAAATTATTCAACAGCTACATCAAATCAATGCCAAAATGTAAAAGTTAATGTTGAAACTAATTTATTAGCAACAAAAATAATAAGTCCAATTTCAGTTAATTCAAATACTAATAATCCATTTTCATTTGATTGGGTGAGAGGTCAAACTTTTAATGTTGTTGTGGAAGATTCTAATGGGAAACAAGCAACACAATCTGTCACTACTCCATCAGCTTTGAATGCTTCAAATTTTACTATTCAAATTACAAATAGTCCAAGCGGAGCTACTGTAGTTATTATAGGAGTAAATAACAATGGTTTAGTATTGCAATACTCTTTGGATAATTCAACATGGCAAACATCAAATACTTTCAGCGGACTTGATGCAGGTGATTTCACATTATATGTTAAAGATCAATTTGGATGTTCATTTTCAAAACCTTTTACAATTGAAGATTTTGAAACGGATCCAAATCCATCTATAGGGTCTAAGATTCCATATTTTTATATTTCTAAATCAAATTCATTAAGATTTGCACTTCGCCAAATTTGGAATGATATTACAGTTTTTAAAAATGACGAAAACACATTAAGTTGTGAAAGTGATGTTGTTTTACCATATCAGGAAATTCAAGACTTTAAAACAGAAGATGTAATCACAACTCAGTTTAAATCTAATTATGCGATAAATGCCGTAAAAACAATTGATAGTAATGAAAATGAAGTAAATGTTCCAATAATAAAAAAAAGCAATAATATTGGAATAAAAGATAAAAGACAGGCTATTAAATATAATTTAGGATCAGGACAAACAGGAATTTATTTTACAGCGGGAAATACTTATGATTTTGATACAAATGTTGTAAATGGAACTTATGTTTTAAATGGAGGTTTGCCAGAATGGGGCCGAATAGGAAATTATTTTCAAATTAATTCCTCATGGTTTCAAATTGAACAAATAATTTTTGATGAATCAAAAATGGCTGATGTACTTGTGACATCAAATGTTTATACAGGTGTTGACGCTTCGATAATTGTAGGGTCAATTTACAACCGTGAAAACTATGAAATTTATGAGTTTGTAATCAACATGATTGACTTTGAAGATAATTTATTCAGAGTTCAGATAAATGCAGAAAATGATTTGTTTCCTGATGTTGAATATTTAAGTGAAGAAATAAATGTTAGTGACATAGTGAGCGAGCTTTTAGAAATCAGATATAGAAACACAACCAATACTGATATCAATTATTCAACAGGAATAGAGCATTTAATCAGGGTTCCGTTTAATAAGCTTAATGGACGATATGATGAAGAAAGTGAAACTTATAAAACTGATACAACATCAAAATTATTGAGTGCTGATTTATATGAAGTGGATGAAGTGGTTTTTGAGCCAAATACGAAAGAAATTTGGCGAAAGGTTAATATTGCCTTAACTCATGAAATTGTTTCTATAAATGGCGTAGGGTATGTGAAAAATGCAGGTTTTAATACGGATGGTCCTTTAGGAGAAACAAATCTTTATGTTTTGACTGCTGCAATGATTAAAACAAGTAATGTTTACAATAGTGTATCAAATGCACCGTTTGAATATACTGAAGAGCCAATTGATATGCCATCATTAATTGAAACGGATTCAGGATATTTGGAATATTAAAAATAAAAACCCCTAATCATTAAGTTGATTAGGGGTTTTTTATCTAATGCCATTCACCATTATTTGGTTTTGGTTTATTTTTTTCAGGTTTATAGTTTTTAATTTCTTCAATTATGTCATTTTCAATAAATGGATTAGTAAGTTTTAATTTCCCTTCATTTACTAACTTCATAAAATATTGTTGGCTAAAATCCGTTGGCACCTGAATAGGTCCACATCCATAAATACGATAGTTGTCATTTCTTTTTGAAAGTTTATCATATTGATTAGGATCAATCGGACCTGCTTCATCAAACCAATGTTTTGAAAAAACATGTCCTTCTTCTGGAATGGAAACATTTACTTTTTCTTCACTTTTATAAAATTGTTCACGTGGTTTTAAAACGTGAATAACTCCATTACTATCAATAACTGATTCAACTGCATTATCAATACCATCACAAAAATCCATAGAAAACAAAACGTTTTCTATATTGCTTCCTGAACGTGAAGCGTAATCATGATATTTTATTAATGTATCATCAAAAATTTTGTTTTTAATTATTTTATCTGTTATTTTTTTATAATTACCATAATTTGGACTTGAATATTTAGGTGTATTTCTATAAATTCCATTTGAAATTTCAATACATTTTTGAGCCAAAATAATAGCGCTTCGAATAACACGCTTTACAATTTTTAAAGCATTCATTTGTTTAGTAATGGTTGACTTTCTTTTTTTCTTATTCTTATGAATAGAATAGTAGTTTTGTTTTTTCATAGCTTAAAATATTTGTAAATCTGTTTGGTCAAATTCCCATTCAAAAGGTTTAAAAAATGGATCGTTAGTTTGCCAATGTTGATATTTAACTATAATTGGCATTCTTCTTACCATATGATATCTACCTTGTCTATCTTCGCAATACTCATAAGGTTCTTGACTAATTTGAATAATTCTATATTGCTTACAAAGCCCTTTAATTATTTTTTTAGTGATTCCTTTTAAATATGGAATATATTCTTGCAAAACTTCATTTGGTTCTTTATAATTACACTCAGGTAATTTTGTTTCTAAATGACAACTCATAACATTTCTTTTTTCCAAACTCCTTTTTGAAAGGAATCAATTTTTTGTTCTGTACTTCTTTCTGTTGTGTAGTCAACTTGAATTAAATCATCAACTAAACCAACACATTGACCAAATGCAATTTTATCTTCATCGTATTCCATGAAAACGGCATCACCTGGATTTATTTCTTTTGGGTTGCTAAATAGGTTCATGATAATAATTCAGGTGTTTCATAATATCATTGATTGTTGAATTATTTTTTTATCAACGACATAAGCAACGATATATTCGTTTTCACTTACTCTATTGACAATTAAACCGTTTAAAATTACTTCCATTTCTTTTTCTGTAATGGGCGGGTAGCATGTGTTTTCTTTTAAAATATTTTCGTTTAAATCAGGTTGTTTATATAAAACAACTCTAACAATATCGCCTTCTTTATATTCCATGGTTTAAGAATTAGGTTCGTTATTTTCTTTTAAAAATGTTTTGTAATTTTCATAAGCATGAATTTGTGTAGAAGTAATATCAGGATCGCACGGACTTTCTTCAATAAACTTTTCAGATAACAAACATCTTTGTTTCCAATAACTATCAGTATTTATTTTTGGAAGCACATAAAAAATTTCATTAGCAACTTTTTCAAAGTTATATTCAAAAACTGCATCGTTCCAATTATCTACTTCACCAGTATTGTTTTTAAGTACTTTAAGTATTTCTGTTTTAATATTCATCATTGTTTAATTTAAGTTATTTAAAATATCATAATGAGTTCGTTCATCGATGATGTGAATGTTTTTGTGTTCGTGGTGATGGTGATGAACTGAATTATCTACAAAAGTATAAGTTGATTTTTTTGGCGCAGAAAACGCCAATTCAAACAGCCAAATTGCTATTTTATATCCCACATAACCAAATATGTAAAACCCAATTCCAATTATAAAAAATACCATCATAAAAGCAAAATTAATTTAAATAACAACACAAAAATTTATGTTTCCTTATTTAGAATCATTCAATTTAATTTGAATTAATTACATTTGTAAAAATAAATCGATAAAAATGGATTTAAGCACATTAGTTCAACAAATTGTTAACCTTACCAATAGGTTAAATGCAATTGCATCACAAGCTAAAAAGATATGGGAATTGCCTTGGCAAAACATATTAAATCCGGCCTCACAACTTCATGTTTCTAATGATGGAGATTCTGAAAGAATTACAATTCAACAAATTTTAGATGCTGCATTATCATATAGGCAAAACCAATTGATTTCTGCAACTGTTACGGTTGATGAAAATGATGTTACTGTTGATTCTGGTGCTGCATGGGTAATTAATAATGTAAATCATGAATTAGCGTCTGATTTTGTAGATACAGTTCCTTATGCTGAAACAGGATATACAAGAAATGATATTTTGTATGCTGATTCAGCAAATCAAATACATAGGCAACTAGGGCCTGAAACAGAAGGAGTTTCACCAACTCCAAATACACCAATTAATACTGTTTTAGTCACAGTAATAAATGTTACTGATTCAACTATTGGAAATACAGATCCTCCAATTGGTGATGTTTTTGAGGTTAAAACAAATAAACAAAATTCTCTTGCTACTGATGGTACTGGAAATAAATATACAACTGTTGACGCTGTAAATGATGGTTTAGCTTTAAAATTAAATATTACAGATTATAACGATAGATTTAAAGGCGTTTTCCCTACGGAAGCAGCTTTAAATATCGCATATCCAACAGCAAATGCAGGTGATTCAGCACAAGTTAATGAGGTTGGATCAACAGATGTCGTAAATTACAGTTGGGATGCGGAGGAAAATATTTGGATAGAAGGTGGTTCTGGAGGAAGCGGGGCAACAAATACTGACATGTTACCCGAAGGAAGCACAAATTTATATTTCACAACTGCACGTGGTTTGGCTACTTTATTGACTGGAGTTTCGTTTGTTGTGAATACAGCTATTACGGCTGCTGATTCTATATTAGTTGCTTTTGGTAAACTTCAAAGGCAAATAAGTGATATTCTTATAGAGTTAGGATTGCTTCCTAGAGTATGGAATGTTAAGCGTTATGGAGCATTAGGAGATGGGACTACAGACGATACGGTTTCTATTCAAAACGCTATTAATGCATGTAATACAGCGGGGGGGGGGGGTTGTTTATTTCCCAAATGGAATATATTTCATTGATGGAGCATTAGATTCAAATTCTCAATCTCAAATTTATTTTCCTTTAAACAGCTTATCAGCATCAATAAGTTTAAAAACAATTAAATTATTAGGCGAAACACCGCCTAATCAATATTCAAACCCTTTTAATGCAACAGGTTCAAACGACCATCCAAATACTGGAGTTATAATTAAAAGCAATATGTTAGCAGTAGGGAATGTAATTGGATGCAGAAGTGAAACGGTCGCATGGGGTAATTTTAACTTTATACACCCGCAAATTGAGAACATAAGCGTTAGGGTTAGAAGTATGACAGGTTCGACAAATGTTGCGGCTGTTTCTACTGCTATAAATATGGGTAATGCTGCTTTTTTTACAGCTAAAAATATTGAATTTTGTACTACTTCTCAAATGGCTTTTTGCGTAGAGCCAGCAAGCACGTCTATAGGTGTTATTATGCCTAAGACAAATAATTTTGCAATGTGTAGTATGTCCAATTTTAATGCCTATGGTTTTTACAAGGCAGTAGATTGTTATGAACATACTCATTTAGATAATTATTTAATAGACGCTTGTGTTATTGGGTTAAAATTTAATACATCAAGCCATAGTATTCACGCAACAAAAGGATGTATAGCAAGGTGTAGGTATAATATCCAAACGGAAGGAGCTACATATTTTTATATGGATCATGTATCTTTTGAAGATGATTTAACGAAAGCTGTATCAAGTCCATTATGGAATAAAACATTATTTGATTTATATGATATAGACGCTTTAGGAAGTGGAGTAATAAGACTTCATATTGTTAAAGCAACAATTGGAGCGGACTACAGTACACTTTTAAGAAGCAGGGTTAACTCTAAAATAAAATTTATAAAAATAAACGAATTGTCTATGGAGTTTAATCCAAATAATGTAGCTCCGCCAACAGATACTAATTTATTAGCTTATTGGAAGTTTGAAGAATCCAGCGGTAATTATATCGACTCTTCAGTTAATAGCAGAACCGCGACTAGGATTAATGGAGCAACAAGCGGAGCTGGTAAAATTGGAAATGCAATGTTAACTCTAGCTTCGAGCGAACAATATGCAAATGCTGGTAGTACTGGATTGTCATATAATGGTACGGCTATTTCATTTTCTGGTTGGTTTAAAATAAATACAAGCGCAAATGCTTATCAAGTACTACTAAATAAAGGTACGTCTGTAGAAAGAGAATATAATTTGTTTTACACTAAATCAGGTAATTTATTATCGTTCGTTGTGTATAACGGAACAACTTCTAAAGGACAAGTTAACACAGTTGTCACGGAAAATGTTTGGAATTTTATATATGTAGAAATGGTTGGCAGTACGTTGAAAATAAGTATAAATAATGCAACTCTTACTACTTCAACAACTTCGGGGGCTGTTTCTGTAAACACTATTAGAGATTTATATATTGGCGCTGGGGATGTTGCAGGGTCTGCACTAAATGGCGGGGTAGATGAATTACGAATATATGGAAGAGCCTTAACTTCTGGAGAAAGAGAATATTTATACAATGGAGGTTATGGAAACTAAGAATTTAATAGATTTCACCAAATGGAAAAAAAGGCGGTCACTGCCAATGGTCAATAATGACTGATAAAGAAATTGAAGTTTTTTTAAATTAAAAAGTAAGTAAAAAAATAAAAGTTTTACGTTAAATCAATTAATAACTAAAAATAAATATAAAAATGAAATTAGAAAACTGGACAATTAAAGGATTTTTAGCAATATACATTGTAGTATTTTGCACATTAGCAATGGCTTTTTTAGACTTGCAGCAAATGATAGTAGGTGCTTTTATTAGCATGCTTAGTGGTGTATTTGGATATTATTTTGGATCAATACAAGGTAAATCTGCACAGGATAAAGCATTACTAGAATCAAAAACAGTAATAGCAGATATAGGAGGGTCAAATAACCCAAAACCTGATCCAAATGATAAGTAAATTAAAAAAACTAAGATATATTACATCAATATGTCTTATTTCATTAGTTGAATACAAAAAACCGATAATCCTAATGTTGTTAATTCCTTTTTCTGAGGCAAAGGCAATATTTTACAATATTGACATGAAAGTTTCATGGTACTTATTTTCAGATCATCAAAGACAAATTTGCATGGTTATTGAAGATTATTCAAATATCATTATATTTGGAGTAGTGTTTTACTTTTTATCAGAATTGGAAAGGGATAAAAAAACGATAGAAGTTGCAAGATTTTTATTTGTTTTAAATGCTTTAGACTTTATACATTTAGGTTTAAACGACATGCAATATTTTATAATGCTCAAATTATTATTAGCCTACGGAATTTATTTATTATGGTCAAAATTAAAGCGTTTCTTCTTGGTTTAGATTGGATTTTCTTAACCATAAGCGGTTATTCATGTATTGATATAGCATCTACATTATTAACTGGTAATTTGTATCTTTCAAGTATTGATAATTTCATTAAGTTATTATTGTCAATGGCTGGATTTGTTTATTTGTGCGCTCGAACGTATCATTTTATAATGAAATCTAGTATCGAGCGTGAATTATTAAGAGAAGATGTGATTGCTAAGCAAAATGAAAATCAAAAAAATAATGTGGATAAGTAAAAAATAACAGTTAAAATTTACAATCATGGATGCAATCACAATTGAAAGAATTAAAGAGGCTCACCCTAAATTAAGGGATTTTCTTTTAGGCCAATACACGGAAGCTAATAATCTATTAGGAAAAGGCGCTAGATTGCGTTTTGCTTACGTATATCGTTCTAATGCATTACAAGACAAATTGTATAACCAAAAACCAAAAGTAACCAATGCCAAAGGAGGACAATCAATACATAATTACGGGCTTGCTTTTGATATTGTTTTGCTTTATGATAATGACGGAAACGGAACATTCGAAGAAGCGAGTTGGTCTATGATTCGTGATTTTGATAAAGATTCAAAAGCTGATTGGATGGAAATAGTAAATTATTTCAAATCAAAAGGTTGGGAACATGGAGGTGATTGGAAAAGTTTCAAAGATCAACCACATTTTCAGATTAAAAAGGATAACGGAACCAGTTATAAATGGCAAGAACTGAAAGCATTAATTGATTCCGGAAAATTCATTATTGATAACGGAATTAAATACCCTGAATTATAAATACAATTTTCATTAAAAATTATATACAAAAAAGCCACTAAATTATATAGTGGCTTTTTATTTTTAATACGATGCAGGATCAAGTCCTTTTTCTTCAAAAAAAGTTTCCAACATTGAGTGAGCAATCGCAAGGTCTTCAATATAATTTTTATCTTTTTCCTTGCATTTTTCCTGCGCTGATTCAATTTTTTTATGAATCATCTTAATCGCAGTTTGATCGTTAAATTCCATCGGGAATTTTTGGAAAAAAGCTTGCATGATTATTTAATGTTGGTTGCGTTTGTTGCCTGAGTACCCGAAGCCGTCATTGTTCCAAGATTGATAATATCTTGTGCAGTTCTATTCACTTGATTGAAAGAATTGAATAATGCATCAAATCTTCTTTGATTCTCAAAATCACGTTGAGTTTGCAATTGTGCTTGTGCTTGGAACTGTTGATTAACATTGGTATTTGTGTTAATAATGTTAATTTCTTGCTCTTTTGTATCAACACGTCTGCGAGTTTCAAATAATTGATCTCTTAAGCCTTGTACTTCTGCATCATTAATACGAGCTAATATAGCAGCTGTTTGAGCAACTCCAGCGGCAGCAAGAGCATCAAGACTTTTATCAGTTGCTATTTGAAAAGCTTGTGCTTGTGCTGAAAGCTGAGCTGTATTTCTCTCGGCTTGAATAGCGGCAGCATAATTACCGTCTTTAATGTTGTCATTTGTTGCGCAAATAGCAGCTCCAAGAGATCGGCCTTCTGCAACTGTTGTATCTTTGGCATTTGAAATCGCTTGTAGCAATGCTGCTTCACGAGCGCATCCATCATCTGCTCTACGGCCTTCATCACCAAATCCACCGATGCCACGTAATCCAAGTAATCCGAATAATCCGAATCCACCTAAACCGCTTCCAAATCCACCATAACCACCTGGAATTCCTCCCATTTGATTTAATTCTGTACTTCCTGTAAAACTCATAGTTTCTAATATTTAAATTGTTAATAATGAGTAAAATTAGGTTGCATAAAAAGATATTATATTATCGGTTTTTGCTTATTATATTTGGCATATAAAAAAACGTAATCCTTGTTATTATGAAAAAGCTATCCGAAGTAACTGAAAAACAAATTGCATTTAGGACTGAAGTATTAATGAATGCTTTAGGTAAAAACATTAAAAAAGAACGTTTAAAAGGCAATTTATCTAGGGTAGAATTGGCTTTTTATGCTAATACAACGGAAAGCATGATTTGTAATATTGAGAATGGTAAAAAGGCGGGAATATCAATATATACTTTGGTCAAAATATCTCAGGCTTTGGATGTTAATTTGTGTATTTTATTCGAAATGTAATTTTTTTGTACATTTGCTTAACTTTAAACTCAAATAGTTATGAAACAAATAAATTTAAGATCACCTATTATTACCCAATTAATAAAATATGCTGTTGTTGCAGTATTGGCAATTCTAATATTTAATTGGTTTGGAAAATGTTCATCTGGATCTGGTGAAAAACAAAAAGTAATTGTTCCTGCTATTTCAGAAAAATTTGAACCAAAGAAACCAGATTCAAAGCCATTGGAAATTATTCAAAGGCCAATAAATCAAGTTAAAAAAGATGGTATTGTTTATATTCATAATCCATTGAATGAAAAATTGGCACGGGAAAATGATAGTTTAAAAGCAAATTACGCTATAATTAGCGATTCATTAAAATCAAAAGAATATTTCAAAGCAATAGAACTGAATTCTTTTTCTACAAAGTTTGAAGATGATAATTTATTACTTAATATTAATGGTACCATTCGGGGTGAAGTACAGGAAATAACGCCATCATATACAATAAAAGAACGCAAAATTGATATTGTGCCAAAACAAACTGTTTTTAGGCTTTTAGCAGGTGCAGAAATTGGAAGCAGTATAATTACGCCTAAACTTAATATTAAGGCTAATTTGATGCTACAAAATAAGCGTGGTGACATTATAAGCGGTTCTTATGATACTAATCAAATCTATTGGATAGGTTTTAATAAATCAATTTTCAATATTAAGAGATAATTTTATATATTTGTTATGTTCTTGAAGTGGTAACAGATTTTGTATTAGTAAAAATCCGATGTATTAATTTGCATCGGATTTTTTTGTTTACGCTATTTAGAATCTATATAAACTACAACTATTAAGCGTATTTTTTGTACACCGTATATGTATTATTTATACATTTGCTAAACAAAACAGTAAGAATTTAAATCATACCAAAATGAAAGCAAATAAATCACAAATATTTTCAAAAGCTTGGAATCTATTCAGAAAGTACAATATTACTTTTAGTCAAGCATTAATAAAGGCTTGGACTGATTTTAAAAGAGAATTTTATATTACTATTTATAATTCTATAAGTTCAAAACCTCAATATTCTAAAAAGAAAATTGAAGCAAAAAAAATGTATGAAAATTTTAATAGTGTATGTTTTCAATTAGTTTGTAGAAATATTGTAAATAATATTGGTGCAATTAATTGGTATGATGGGAAAACTTTAAACATGGACTAATTATGAAAATAGAAACTTATATTGACAAATTAAATGAATTTGTAACAGTTCATTATTTTCCATTTGAAAAAAAAGTAGTTCTAATGGGATTTTGTAAAGAAAATATGGCTAGAATAAAAGCCCCTAATGTAATAGGAATGTGGAAAATTAAACAATTAAAAATCAAATAATAATCATGGAAAAACCAACTGTTAAACAAGTAAAAGAAAAGTACAAAAATGCTAAAATTGTAAATTCAGCATATTTTAAAGAACCTTTTGATATTACTGAATATGATTTTAGTTCTATTGAAAAATGTAGTGGTGATATTTATATCACTCATTCAATAGATAGTGATCGTGTAAGGTCTTTGTTTGATTATAAAGAGGGATTTGCTGAAATATTAACTTTAAAAGAATAAAACCAATGGCAGAAATTAAAATTTTCAAACCTGAATACTTTGAAGAAGTAAGGGTAAATCATGAATTGCGTGAAAAGATTGCAGAAGCTGAATTTGTTCAGAACAACAGCATCCGAGTGTTAGCAATTAAAAAATCAGACAAACTCACAAGATACAATGTTTTGTGTGTAATCAAAAAGTTTCTTAAACTGAAAACTATCGACGAAATGTTTATCACTAAAAAAATTGTCAAATAATGTTTGTCGGTGTAGTAAATGGCAAATGGATTGTTGATGGAAAATCATTCAATGATATGACCCGAAAAGACAAAAATACTTTGTATAAAGTAATGCAGTTTAAAAAAGAAGCTTACCAGGCTAATTATAAATCTAAAATCATAAAATAATGACTGATGAACAAATTAAAAAGTTAGATCGTTGTAGACAAGAACAAACACAACTTTCATTAATCCAAAACGAAATAAAAATTTCGTTTAAATCAATTGGAAATAATCATAATGCTGATTTAGGATCTGAAATAAATCAAATTTTTAGAGATCTAAAAGAACAGGTTAGTACAAGTTTTGGGGAAGCTCAATCAAAAATAAACAAATTAATAACAGATATCTAAAAAACAATAACAATGAAAAAAATTATCGCAAAATCAATTACGTTAGAAAATTTAATGGGTTGTCAAAACCTTACAATCAATTTGAATGAAGAAGTTACGAATATTTTCGCTCGTAATGGAGTTGGAAAAACCAGAATCCAAAATAGTTTTAATTGGGTTCTTTTCGGAAAAAATGCTGATGACAAAAAAGATTTCAGTATCAAAAACACAAAAGACACTTCTTTCAATCAACAGGAGCATATCGGAATTGTAGTTTTAAATGTTGATGGTGATGAAATTACTTTGAAAAGAATCTATAAAGAAAAATGGGTTAAAACAAAAGGTTCTGAGTTTGCCGAATTCAAAGGACATGAAACTGATTTCGAATTTAATCATGTTCCTATGGCTTTGGGTGATTACAATAAAAAAGTTGCTTCAATTTTGGATGAATCAGTTTTCAAAATGATCACAAATCCACTTTATTTTACTTCATTGGATTGGAAAAAACAAAGGTCTGTTTTGACTGAAATCAGTCCATCACCATCAAATGAAAAATTGGCTGGAACATCACCGGAATATTTGGAGTTGATATCGCATTTAGTTCAGGGCAAAGAATTGGAAGATTACCGCAAACAAGTATCTAACACCATAGTAAAATCAAAAGAATTATTAAAAGCTATTCCAACACGTATCGATGAATCATTAAAAGGAAAAGTTGAAGTTTTTGATTGGGCCAAATTAGAAAGTGAAAAAGCAGCAAAAGAAACTGAACTTTCTAAAATAGAAGAAAGTTTGACAAACAAAGCAAATGCATTCGATGAACTTTTGAAAACGGAAAACGCCAAAAAACTTGCTGCTAATGGTATTAAAAATGAATTGGAGACAATCAAACAAAATTTGATTAATACAAATTCCAATTCAAACACTTTGGATAGTTCCACTTTAAAAACTGCAAAATCAGCATTAGAATCTAAAAATAGTGATCTTTTAATTGCTGAATCGGCTTTTAAATCTTTAGAAGTAAAGAAAACAAATTTAGAATCAGAAATTAAAATATTGACTGAATCACTTGAATTAAAAAGAAGTGAATTAAAAAATGCTTCTGATAAAGAATTTGTTTTTGATGATTCGCAATGTATTTGTCCAACTTGTAAACGTGAATTTGAATCTGGTGATGTTGAAGCAAAGAAATCTGAATTAAGAACAAACTTCATTGCTGATCAGGCAAAAACAGTTGAATCAATTCAGGCATCTGGAATCAGATTAAAAGGTGAAAAAGAAACGAAAGAATACGAATTACAAACTATTACGGAAAGAATTGCAACAGGTGGAAAAGTAATCGTTAATATTAAAACTGAAATCATTTTATTGGAAGGAAATGTTAATACGGAAACTGAAAAAATTACAAATAAAAATGTGGTTGAGTTTGATATTGTTTTGGCTTTGTTGGGAGATAAAGAATATCAATCGAAATTGGTTGAATTGAACGCTATAAATGCAACAATTCAAGAAAACCCAACTATTGACAATACTGAATTAAACAACCAAAAACGTGAACTTCAGGAAGCAATTGATGCAATAAAAACCAAGTTAAGAAACAAAGATCAAAATGATACGATTGACAAACGTATTTCTGATTTGAAAAATGAACAACAAAATTTGGCTTCAGAAATTGCCAATGTTGAAAAAACTTTGTTTGTGATCGAGAAATTCAATAAACTTAAAATTGAATCAATTGAAAATGGAATCAACAGCATGTTTAAATATGTGAAGTTTAAATTGTTCAATCCATTAATAAATGGTGGTGAAGAAGAAACGTGTGAAGCTTTGGTTGATGGTGTTCCGTTTTCAGATGCTAACACAGCAGGAAGGATTAATGCAGGAACTGACATTATTAATCTTCTTTGTGATCATTATCAAGTTGTGGCCCCAATTTTCATTGACAATCGTGAATCTGTAACGGATTTGATTGAAACAAAATCACAAGTTATTAATCTGATTGTTTCACCTGGTGATCATTCTTTAAGAATCGAGTAATAATTAAAAAATATAAAAATGGATGCAGATATTCAGGGTGCTTTAAATCAAATTGAAAGAAGTTATAAAGCATTCAATCATAATGGTAAACCAATGACTAAAAACCAAGTAAAGAACTGTTTAAAATACTGTTTAGAATTAGGTTATGAAGTTGTAAGTCAACTTACTGAAACAGATATTAAAATAGCTTTAAAAAGAAGTGAATTTTAAATATTTAAAAACCCACTTTAAACGGTGGGTTTACTATTTATAATGTTTCCAAATTAGCATCAAATTGTAAAACGTAAACGTATTTTTTATACATTTACAAAGTATTAAAAATTTAATTTAAAACCAATAAAATGAGTACAACAAACACAAATTTAGGACCATCAAAAGACGAACAGGCAATTGCAAAAGTAAAAGCTGATATTACTGCACAGGTGTTATCAAAAGTAAATTCTTTTCAACAATCTGGAGAATTAAGGCTTCCTGATAATTATTCACCAGAAAACGCGCTTAAATCTGCTTATTTGATTCTTTTGGAAACAAAAAATAAGGATGGTAAATATGCTTTAGAGCATTGCAGTCAAGCGAGTATCGCAAATGCATTATTAAAAATGGTTGTTTGGGGATTATCTCCATTGAAAAAACAATGTGATTTAATCATGTATGGAACTTCTTTGGAATGCAGCATTGAATATACTGGAAATATTGTTTTAGCAAAGCGTTATGGCAATATGAAAGATATTAAAGCAAATGCAGTTTTAGAAGGGGATAATTTTGAATATCAAATTGATGTTGAAACAGGAGCTAGAAAAGTTACAAAACATGAGCAAACACTTGAAAATATTGGAAACAAAAATATTAAAGGTGCATATGCTATTGTAACAATGAATGATGGTTCAAAGTTTACTGAGATTATGAACATTGCTCAAATTAAACAAGCATGGGGACAGGGCGCCATGAAAGGAAATTCTCCGGCACATCAAAACTTTCCAGACCAAATGAGTATTAAAACGGTTATAAATCGTGCTTGTAAATTACTTATTCGAGGCTCAGATGATGCGGTTCTTTACAGCAAAGAAGAAGATGAAAATGTATATTCAGTTGAAGAAACTGTTAATCAAAACATTTCTGCTAATGCTAATAAAAAGGTTTTGGACTTTAATAATGCAAACATCGAGGATGCAATTCTTGATAAAGAACAACCATCCAATGATGAACCAAAAACAGATGCAAAAACCGAAGAAGTAAAACCATTGTTTTAACATGAGATTAAAAGTAGTAAACAGCGGATCCGTTGGTAATTGCTATGTTCTTGAAAATGAAAATGAAATCCTGCTAATTGAATGCGGAGTTTCAATTCAAGAAATAAAAGAAGCAATTAATTTCAACACAAAAAAGGTTGTAGGTTGCATTGTTACACATGAACACGGTGATCATTGTAAATCATTAAAAGAGGTTGAAGCACTTGGAATTGAAACACGTGCATTAATTGAAGTTTACAACAATAAAGCAATTGTTTGTTTGCCTGATCAAAAAATTGAAATAGGGAAAACATTCCATTTAGGAAACTTCAAAATAATGCCTTTTGATGTTCGCCATAACGTGCCATGTGTTGGATTCTTAATTGATCATACTGAAACTGGAAGATTTGTTTTCATTACAGATACAAATTTTGTAGATTATACTTTTCCAGACCTCAACAATATAATAGTTGAAGCAAATTTTTGTCATGATATTATCAAAAGAAAATACGGTCATGCCAACGGAAAAGAATTTTTAAAGAATCGTATTTTTAAAGATCACTTTTCATTGCGTGATTGCAAAGAAATGCTTTTGGCAAATGATTTACGTAAAGTTCAAAACATATTGCTTATTCATCTTTCGGATTCAAATTCAGATGAAAAACTCTTTCAAAAGGAAGTTTATCAACTGACTGGTAAAAAAACGGTGTGCGCATCAAAAGGATTAATAATAGATTTTAACAAAGAACCATTTTAATTATGAAAACAACTAACGAAATAGTAAAACAGTATAATCATAATTTAATGGTTACTTTGACATCCAAAAACGATTATTCTTTTTGTAAGTCAAATAAAGAAATGATTGATAAACTCATTAAAAAAATAGGGATATGTGTAAATTGAAACCAACTGATTTAAAAATATATAATTATATTTTGGCAGAAAATAAAGTTTATAAAATAGAAACTTTTTATGAATCTGGTGTTCATGTTGGACTTGGAAAATGTTTTAAATTTTCAGAAATTAACCCAATACCATTATCAGTTGATTGGCTTAAAAAAGCAGGATATAAGCAATTGAAACGAGTTGAAAAAACATATTCGTTAAGTAATTTTGAAGATAATTCTGCAATATATTTTACTGGTGTAAGATTCATTCACATAATTACAGGAACTCATTTGGAGTTTTTACACGAACTTCAAAATTTACATTCAGCCATAAACAAAGAAGAACTTAAATTTAGTTAGTATGAAAATCATTGAAAATGTTACAATTTACAAATGTGATTTTTGCAAAAAGGAATTGAAGCGTAAACATGCAATGGTTAATCACGAAGAAAAATGCAACTGCAATCCATTAAATTTTAGGGCATGTACTAATGGATGTGTATTTTTAGAAAGAGAAGTTATTGACGTTGATTTTGAAACTGGATATGATTATGAAAATGGAGAAACTCAATATTCAACAAAACAAGTTAGTGCTTTTAAATGCACAAAATTTGACAAAATAATGTATCCGTTTTCAATTGAAAAATCAAGTGCTTTAGAAAAACATCCTCAAACTTTTGAATATCAGGAACCAATGCCAAAAACATGTGAATCATTTAATAATACTGAATCTTGGGATGAATATTTTGAACGGATGCAAAATAAATCAGATTTATAATGCCAGTTTACAACGGATATAAAATTATTGACCAACAGCGGGCTATTGAGAAACTTAAGTTTCTGATAAAACATGAAAAGGTTTTTGAATTGACTGAGAAGCGTAAATCAAAAACGTATCCACAATTGAAATACCTTCATTTAATTTTAGGATGTTTTGCGCTTGAATTTGGAGAGAAAAGAGATTACATAAAAATAGAATTTTTCAAAAAACTTGTAAATTCAGAAATCTTTGAATTTGAGTTTATAAATCGTAAAACTGGTGAAATTAGAACTGAATTGCGAAGTTGTGCCGAATTATCAAAAGATGAAATGACATTGGCAATTGAACGATTCCGAGATTATTCATCTAAAGAAGCGGGAATATATTTACCTCAACCTTCTGATTTGGCTTTAATGCAAGAAATTGAAATTGAATTAGAAAATAATAAACAATACTTATGAAAAACCAATTCGACAAAATGCGCGAAGCATTGGAAGCCGTTGAACGTAATAATCAAAACTATTACAATGATTGTCTTTTATTTGCTTATGAATGGGTAAAAAACCAATTTAAAGCATTCACAAGTGAAGATTTAAAAGAAGCGTATTACGCAAAAGGAAATGATCCACCGCATGAACCCAGAATTTATGGAGCAATTATTAATAGGCTTTCAAAAGATGGATTAATTTTTAAACAACAATGGGTTTATTCAAAAAATCCAACTTGCCACGGTCGGCCAATGCGTTCATGGATATCAAAAGAATTCAAAGCCAAACAAAGTGCAAATGCAAATAAAAGCAAAAATCAAATAAATATTAACTTTCAATAAATAAATTATGTTAAAAACAGTAAATCAATTAAAAAAAGAACGTCCTGATTTAGTAAAACTATTTGAAGGAATGACACATTCACAACTTTTAAAACAAATTTACAAAGAAGTGTTAGACGCTGTAAATATGGAAGAACGTGTTCAAACATTTATGAATGAATGCACCGGCTTGTCATACACTACTTATACTCCAGAAGTTATAAAAGGACTTATTAATGATGCTGATGCTAGAAATATTAGTGAATTTTGTAAAACTGCCTTAGAAGACATCGAGGGAATGGATATTGAAGAAATTAAATCGTATCTAAAAAGCGAAATTATTCAATAATTTTTTTATATTTGTCTAGTAATTTATTGTGGGATTTATTACAACTTAAGACATATAACAGGATTCCCTAAAGATCACCTATCCCACAATAGGCCTTTAGGGAATTTCTATTTTAAATCAGTAATCAATAAATAATTTTAATATGAGTTTAGCAGTAAAAAATGCAGCAATTAAATCTAGTTTATTCCTAGATTACGCTTTCGAGCGTCAAGATGGTGAAATTAAAAACACCATAGTCACAAAAAGTGACGCACCAATACATGAGGACCTTCGAAACGCTTTTCGTGCCTTAATTCCTCATTTCTGTTTTATTTCGGAGCAAATCCGTGATGAAAAACTAGTGAGTCAATGTATCGATAACATTTCAGATTACATTGGTGATCGTGATTCTGTTATTTCAGAAGATTTCTTAAAATATAATGTAAGTAGTTTTGCAATGTCAAAATCTGGTGAAGGTGTAACTATTACAGGAAGCCGCCAATTAGATACATTTGAGGAAATCGGATGGTCTACACCTCTAATAAAATTTGAATCTGAATACAAATTTGCTTCAGCACTTGAAATGGCAATTGAAACTTTGAAAGAAGAAGTTCAACACTACATGTCAGGAAAACAAGCGGCCAAAGCTCAACTAGATATGTTCGAAGTTGGAGCAGAAGAAGAAACAATTTAATTTTTAAAATAAAAAAAAATGATGCAGGTAATTGAACATTCACACGAATTGCAAGTTAAAATTCCATATGACAGATTCCGTAACGCAAATGCTGTTGAAATAAAAAAAATACCATGTTCAAAATGGTGTTATGTGAAAAATGCTTTTGTTGTGGGTGTTGGTTACCGAAATCATTTAATTGACTTAAAAAACAAAGCAAAACCGTTTAATCCTATTGAATGGATAGATGTTTCAAAGCAATCAGAAGACCAAATTAAGCCTATTGCACCATTGCCGGAACTAATTTATGAATATCCATTAAAACAAGGTGCATTGCGTGATTATCAGCGTAAAGGAGTTGCCAGGGGATTGGAATTGAAGCGTTTTATAAATGCCGATGAACCAAGAATGGGCAAAGCACAGCCGTTATATTCTAAGGTTTCAACGCCTAGTGGATGGGTTAATATTGGAGATTTAAAAATTGGCAATGAAATTTTTAGTCAAGATGGCTCTATTCAAAAAGTTACAGGTATTTTCCCTCAGGGATTGCAAAAAACCTATAGAGTTATTTTTAACGATGGTAGTTATACAGATTGTAATTTAGATCACATTTGGTCAGTTCGTGATCAAAATAGAAGAAGAAGAAATAAAGGATGGGTAAACAAAACTGTATGTGAATTGATTTCACAAGGTTTAACATGGAAAACAAATGAAAAAAGAATATTATACGGTGCTTCACCTATTTTAAAATGGGAAGTTCCAATGTGCAAACCTGTTAAATATTCTAAAAAAAACTTTGTAATTCACCCGTATATTTTAGGAATGCTTTTAGGCGATGGATGTATGACAGGAACATCAATTTGTATTAGTATTCCTGATCATCAAATTGAAACTACAAAGCGTATAGAGTCATTATTACCTGAAAATTTGCATCTACGTGTAAATAGATCCCCTGCGTGCCCACAATATTATATTTCTCAAATTGAAAACAAAAGAAAACAAAATCAATTCAAAAAAGAAATTGTAAAATTAGGAATAAATGTAAAAAGTAAACAAAAATTTATTCCTGATGAATATTTAAAAGGATCTGTTTTACAAAGAAAAGAATTGCTTTTTGGATTAATGGATTCAGATGGTTCGGCAGTTGTAAACAGAACTAATTTTCATTCAATGTCATTAAAACTTTGCGAAGGAATTATTGAATTAGTTCAATCATTAGGAGGAACGGCAAAATTAAAAACTTACAACAGAAAAGAAAAAGGTATAGAATATCAGGTAAATATAAATCTTGTTTTCCCTCCTTTTACTTTGAAAGAAAAAATTGAAAAATGTATCAGTAAATCAACAGTAGTAACTAGATATATTAGCGAAGTTGTTCAAATTGAAGATCAATATCAGGTTTGTATTTCAGTCTCAAATGATGATAAATTATATCTGACAGATAATTTCATTGTTACACATAATACTATCCAAACAATTACTACACTTTGCATAGCTCATGAAATAAAAAAAGAACCTACTTTTCCATGTTTGATTATTTGTCCGGCTCCATTAAAATTGAATTGGCAGGATGAATGGAAAATATGGAGTACTAAACGTGTTTTAGTATTGGATGACACAACAAAAGACCGTTGGCACCATTTTATTACTATGGATATGTATGATGTTGTAATTTGCAACTTTCAAAGTTTAAAAAAGAATTTCGTTCAATATTATCCACCGGCTAATAAAATGAAAAGTTCAAATGATATTGTGATGAAAAGCAATATTCAACTTTTTAATTCGGTTGTAATTGATGAAAGCCATCGTTTGAAGGATCCAAATTCACAACAAACAAAAATAGCTTTACAAATAAGCTTGAAAAAACTTTGGGTAATTTTGCTTTCTGGAACACCAGTAAAAAACAAACCGATTGATTTGTTTACCCAATTGGCGATCATGGGAAGATTGAAAGAATTTGGAGGTCCAAAAGTATTTAAAGGTAGATATTGTGAAGGTGGTTCCGGAGCTTCAAATCTTAAAGAATTGAATTCAAAATTAAATGAAATTTGTTTCTTCAGACGAGAACGTAAAGAAGTAATCAAAGATTTACCTCCTAAACAACGCCAAACTATTTCATGTGATATTACAACCAGAGACCGTTATAACCAAGCCAAAAAAGACTTCTTAAAATTCTTAGAAGAAAATGGAAATACTGAAGAACAGATTTCAGATAAGTTAAAAGGTCAAGCACTTGTAAAAATGCAGGAATTGAAAAGAATTTCCGCAATGGGAAAAATTAAAGAGGTTGTAAACTTCATTGATGAAACCATTGAAAACGGTGAAAAGATTGTAATTTTTTGTGTGTTACATTCCATTGTTGATGAATTATACAAGCAATATCCAAATGCTTTAATGATAACTGGGCGTCAGGATGAACACCAAAAAGAAGAAGCAAAAACCAAATTTCAACAATGTAAAAAGTGTAAAACCAAATTAGAGCATCATCAGGATAAAGATCATGATTATGTTCCTAGCGATTACTCCCTTTTGATTTGTAATATTGAGGCTGCCGGTGTTGGTCATAACTTTAGTGCTGCATCCGTAACCGGATTTGTAGAATATCCTTGGACTGCTGCTGATGCTTTTCAATGTGAAGACCGTGTATTTGACTTTAAGAAAAAAGAACCTATTACAGCGACTTATTTTTTAGGAAAGAACACAATTGACGAGCAAAATTTTGAATTGATTCAGAGCAAAGCAGAGCTTTCAAATGCAATAACTGGAAGTACTGATGTAATGAAAACAGAATTTATAAATAAATTTGTTGCATCATTGAAATAATATTATATATTTGTAATTCGTAATGCCGTTGACGTGGAAAGCAATTGCAATTATTTACGACTCATGTATTTATAAATCCTATCGAATAAGGCACTTTCCACAATACTGCCAAATTTGATGGGATTTTTTTATACAACAAACTTATGTTAGTCACAATCAACACAGACGCTAGTCTACATAAAAAATTAAGATACGGTGCATATGCATTTTGGGCAGTATCAGATGATTTTAAAATAACCAAATCAGGTCCATTTAAAGAAAAATGCTTCACTACAGATGATGCAGAAGCTAAATGCATTATTAATGCATTGAAAACTGTATTAGTGCATTCAAGGATTCATAAAATAATTATAAATTCAGATTCTTTAAATGCTATAGCCCTTCTTGAAAAAAACGAGAAACATAACACAAGATATTCCCGATTAAATTCAAAACAAAGATTGAATATTTACAAAGTCTATCAAAAAGTTTTACAACAGTCAAAAAACAATGTTACAATTGAATTTAGACATGTTAAAGCTCATACTGGTATGGATGATCGCAGAAGTTATGTAAATGAGTGGTGCGATGCAGAAGCTAAAAAACATATGTGGAATAAAGTAAATTCACTTAAAAATTAAATATATGGAAAATAAATCAACCGTTGTTAAACGTGAATTACTTACACAACTTGTAACAGCATACGGAAACAAGCCAAAGAAAATTGTAATTCAAAAGGCAAAAGAAAAAGGAATTTATAAGATTGAAGATGATGACAATGAAGTTTATTCTCTTATAGAAAAATTTGCTGAATATCATCATTTACCATTTGGACACACTCCACAACCTGAAATATTATATGAATTAATTTCAGAAGAAGAAATTGAAAAGCCAATTAAACCAGAAATTGACCATTTTTATGAATCATTAGTAAAAGAACGTGATTCACTATCAAAAAAACTTTTGGCGTTGAATAGGCTTATTGAAACCTATAAAATTTAAGTTATGGCTGAAAATAAAAAAGGATTCATTTTGTATGCTAATTATATTAGCACAATAAACCAATTACCTGATGATGTTGCAGGAAGATTAATGAAGCATATTTTTGCTTACGTAAACGATCAAAATCCTAAAACTGATGAATTGCTTGTTAATATTGTTTTTGAACCTATTAAAAATCATTTAAAAGATGACTTAGAAAAATATATATTAGGCAAGCATGATAAAAGTTTAAGCGGTAAAATAGGTAATTTAAAGCGTTGGCATAAAGATTTATATGATGATTTTGCTGCTGATAAATTAACTTTACAAGAAGCTGAAACAATAGCACAAAATCGCAAAGTATCGCACCGCGATGATTCGCAATCGCAAACAGTCGCAAACATCGCTGTTATAGATATAGTAAAAGATAAAGTTAATGTTAATGTTAATGTAAAAGATAAAGTTAATGTTAAAGAAACTTTTAAAGAAGAAAAAGATAATAGGAATGTATCATTTTCTGAGAAATTAGAAATTTCTCCCCCACCCGAAAAAATTGATTATATTAAATTTCAAAAGTTTTTTAATGATAATAAACGAAATTTATCAGAGGTTAAAAAAATGACCGATGCAAGAAAAAAAAGAATTTCAATTTTACAAAAGCAATATGGCAAAGAATGTTTAATGCATGCGATTGAAAAAGCAAGGGATTCAGATTTTTTACAGGGTGTAAACTCAAAAAATTGGACAGCATCCTTTGATTGGATTTTTACACCAGCAAATTTTATTAAAATTTTAGAAGATAATTATGGAAACAAACAACAACAATCAGGAAAAACAAACGCCGAAATCTTTGCAACCGCAATGCAATCAGAGACAGCTAAGAACTTTAGATTTAAGTAAAAATATTATTGCAGGAACTACCAATATTGCTATGGTAGAAATGGGATTAAGTATTAAAAATACATTTGAAAGTCCAAATATTAGAAGTGTTTTTAAATCAGAACATGGTCAAATTGGGTTTAGCGTTGTAAATGTTTTGGTTAAAAGATTTATGGAATCATTTGGTTTTGCAACAAAAATGAATGAAACACAACTAGATGTTTTAACTGTTGATACTTTAGAAAAATTTGCATTCGAATCTTTAGAAGATATTATTTTGTTTTTTAAAATGGCCCGAACAGGAACTTTTGGAAGCACAATGAGAGGTGTTGATTCAAATTTAATATTTGGAGAATGGTATCCAATGTATTTGGAATTAAAAGCAAGTGAGCGTGAAAAAATTTACCAAAAAGAAAAAGACAATTACAAAGAAGGACAATTAACTATTGAAGATGTTAAACGAGCGTATAGTGCAATTAAAAATAATCCTCAAAAAAAACATGATGATTTAGTTAAGAAAATTAATGAATTAACTAATGGATTTACTAGGCAACAACTTGAAAATTTAATTTCAGAATGGGAAAAAGACGAAACAAAGTCATCATTTTTATATGCTTTACGAGCTAAAAGATCAGATATAAAAGAAGAATATAAACCGTAAATGTAACATCATGACTGAAAAACTAATCCAAAAAGCATTATTTATTGCTTTCAGTTCCCATAAATACAAATTCACTAATGCTTATTATTTCAGTAATGAAAGTGATTGGTTAAGCTTCCTAGAATCTGGTTTTTGTTACGAGTGTGAAATAAAAATAAGCCGTTCCGATTTTAAAGCTGATTTCAAAAAAGAAAAACACGCAATTCACAAAGGAAATGAATTAAAAGGAAATCTTTTTTTACGTAAACAGGGTGTTAGCATTTCAAGAAATTTAAGTTGGGATTTTTGCAGGGAGTTTCCAGAATTAATTGAATCAAACGAATATCTTTCAAGACGTGGACGATATGATGAAGAAAACATGATTGTTGATTATCATGCAATAACATCATCAAAAATTGAATTCTTATCTCATGATAACAAACTTATTCCAAACAAGTTTTTTTATGTGGTTCCTTATGGATTAATAAAACCATCAGAAGTTCCAGATTATGCAGGATTAATTTATGTAGATCATGATCTTAAAATCACCAAAGTTAAAGACGGTAAATTTTTGCATAAAGATAAACTCGATGTAAAAAAACTTTTTACCAAAACATATTATGCTTACGAACGCGAATTAATTAACAAACTAAAATAATTATTATGAAAGTACTATCCATAAAACAACCGTGGGCGAGTTTAATAGCTAATGGTATCAAAGATATTGAAAACAGAACATGGAGAACTTATTTCAGAGGAAGAATTTATATTCATGTTTCTGGTGCTAAAAAATTCAATGTTCAATTAACAGACGATCAAACAAAATTAGCAATTCCAGTATTAGAAACTGCTTTTAATGGTACTATGCCTTTTGGAGCAATCATTGGAGAAGTCGACATCATTGATTGTGTAATTAATCACGATTCTGTTTGGGCTGAAAAAACACCAACAATTTATAAAAAACCATATCCAAAAGATAAAAATCTAAGGGGATATAATGAAGCATTGAAAATGTATGAAGATAATAAACCAATTTATAATTGGGTTTTAGAAAATGCAATTATTTATCCAGAACCAATCCTAAACGTAAAAGGAAAACTTTCTTTTTGGGAATATGATATTAACCTAACAAAATAAGACATGAAAAAGAAACACTTAATTATTCCAACAGAAAAGCTAAAAAGCAATACAGCATTTTTGAGAACCAACGATAACACAGAAGCAAAAAAAATTGTTGAGCAATGCAAGGATTTGCCACATCTACAAAAACCTATAAAATACATGCTTAAATAGGTTATTTAAATTAATTATAAATTAGCAATCAATGTAATTAATAAACGTATGTTTCATACATTTGATAAAATTAAAAAAGTAAATAATTATGGAAAAAATAAATTTGACATTACCCAAAGATGATGTAATATTAATTATAAAGTCTTTGAAAATAGCACAGGCTAAAAAAAGACTAGAAGCAAAACAACATTTTAGAAAAAATCAAAAAGAATACGCAGAAAAGAAAATCACTTTTATCCATAAATCAACACAACTTACTAGTTACATCGAATACTTAACAAAATAAAAATTAAAACTAAATGGATTATAACCAATTTTTAGAATCAAAACGAAAAACATTTATTGAAAGCGGATTTGAAATAGATGAATCAGAATTAAATCCAATGATGAAAGATTTTCAATTATTTGGAGTAAAAACAGCATTGTTTAAAGGACGTTTTGCATTTTTCTTTGATTGTGGACTAGGTAAAACTTTTTCTCAATTAGATTGGGCGAAACAAGTAAGTTTAAAAACTAAAAAACCAGTTATTATTTTAGCCCCATTGGCAATTGTAGAACAAACAATATCAGAGGGTTTAAAATTTGGATATGGACGCGATGGGAATGATGAAAAACATATTTGCCCGCTTCAGTTAGATACTATTGAAAGAATTTTGCATTTATATTCTAATGAGGGAGAAACAGTTTTTAGTCCTTTTGGTGGCATTGGATCAGAAGGTTGTTGTGCAATTAAGATGGATCGTAAATCAATTTCAATTGAACTGAAAGAAAGTTATTTTAAAATCAACGAAAGTAATCACAAAGCATTTGTTGAAGAAAAAAATTCAACTCTAACACTTTTCTAATGATAAAAGAAAAACCTTGTAAAGGATTAGATGCCGCATTTGGATTTCCAGGATGCGGCAAAATGGTAAAAGTAGAAAATAGAAAGTTTGGACTTGGAAAAATGTGTTGCTTTAATTTATGGCTTATGGACACCGAGGCCGGCCAATTATATTTAAACAAAGCAATGAGAATTTCAAAAAAGGCTCATGAAAAAGAAAATCCAGCTATAAAGCCATTTGATAAAAAACAGCATAAAAAAGATAAGGAGGCTTTAAAAGATTGGTCCAAAGAACTTCAGGTAAAAGTTAATTTTATTGTTAGACTGATTGATAAAGGATTGAATTGTTTGGCCCGTGATTATCCTGCAAAAAAAATTGATGCAGGTCATGTGTTTGCCCGTGGAGGGAATCAAACAATTCGTTTCAATCTTCATAATATTCACCGACAAAGCGCACAATCAAATCACTTCCAAAATGATGATGGATTACTTCGTGAAGGACTTGTAAAAGAATATGGTCAGTATTATATGGATTTTATATCAGAATTAAGGCGTACACCGCAATTACACATCACAAATACAGAATACCATCAAATTTATAAATTAGCGTCTAAAATCGCACTCAGATTAAAAAAAGCCGATAATGAATATAGTTTAGAAGATCGTATTCGTTTAAGAAATTCCATTAACAAGGAACTTGGTATTTATGAAAATGTATTTTGTCAATTTGGACCAGTTAATTAACTATTTAGAATTACTATAAATTAAAAGCACTTTGTAAAACATAAACGTATGTTTTGTACATTTGAATATTAAAAATCAATAATCACAATGCCGAAAATCGCTCATATCACTTGTTATCAGGAGTACGGCAATTAAAAACTAAATATGTTATGAAAATTAAAGAAGGAATGCCACAACCAATAGATTGCCCAAAATGTAAATGTAAAAGAGGATACAGAATTACACAACTTGAACAATTGCATAGTGATAATTTATTTGATGAAAATGGAAATTACACAGGCGAATCAAATTCAGAGCATAGAAAAGTAATTAGAAGATTAAAAACAATTAGTTGTGCTGATTGTTGGACTAAATTGTCTTTTGAAATTGAATCGTAGTATTCCTGATAACGTATCGTGGCTTTGTCTTGTTGCCGAAAATACAAGACCAATTTTAAATTTATCACTATGAAAACTGATACAAGATCAACTTCAAATTTAGCCGAATGTGGCAATAAGTCAAAACCACTGTTACAAGATGTATTTATTTCTACTTATGGATTTAAAAAAGATTGGTCATACAGAGGCGAAGAGTTTTACTTTATTCCGTTAACTTGGAAATTAGGAGTTTCAAATATTGAAGCTTTGAAAATTAGGATTTCAAAATGGAAACCAAAATTTGACAGAGAAAATCAGGCTATATTTTATTTTGACGTAGAAACAAAAGAAGAAGCTAAATTGGTTTTAGATAAATTCAAAGCGTTTAATTTCAAAAAATTAGAAGATAAATTTGATTCTATTTTTAATGATGAAAATGTAAGGTTAAAAAATTCAGGAGAAACTAAAGAGTGGTTATTAAACGTAATTCCCTTATTAAGAACTGAATTTTCTGAATATATCTTGTAACGCTTGCCACTTGGTGCGGTTGGGGCTAAATAAGCCAAATAATTAAATTCAAAAACAATCTTTATGATACAAAATAATAATCAAATTAAACCTGATGCCCAAT